GGGAGATATTGGCCGCGCCCTAGTGTGTTGTGTTTTGCGACAACATTGGAACCCGGCAAAGATTTTTTTACAATTCATACATGTTTTGTGAGATGTGAATCACATAGTTAGGTGTTTTCATTTCGGTTGTTTGTGCAACCTTTGATTGTTTCTTGTGACTTGTAACTTACATTTGTCCTGTTATCGTTATTTATTCATTTTAAAATCTTACTGTATGCGTACTTGTGACTTGTATCTTATCACAGTTTTGCTTATCACTTCGGCGTTCTTCCTTCCTTCAACGTTCTGCCTTGTGGCTCTCGTTGTTGCTATGGTACCAATTTTATTGGTAGTTATTAGAACCCCTTACGATAACCAAAAATTTTAGTCCTTATGAAAAAATTCTTTGATTTGCCCCGTGTGATTTGCTCTCATTTATTGGGAAGTAAGCACACAATTTTGCACCGTGTCTTAATTGGTGTTTTTGTCTTCATGCCTCTGGGAGTCTGCGTGTCAGAAATTCACGCTAATTTCCACTTAGTGAATATTGCTCTAAACGGTTTCGGCGCAATGATTCACGGCATAGGTTGCACACCAGTGATAGAACTGATTGCAAAACGGGTTAACAGATGACAACGGAAGAGGGGAACTTTCCCCTCTTTTATCAAACTTCATTCATTCACTTTAAAAAACTATCAAAATGACAACGATTAAATTTTCTTCTTTAGATGCCCGTAGTATCAAATTTTTTAACACGGTTCCGAAATGTTTAAACGTGACCCCAATTTGGGAAAAAAGTTTGGTAATTTTTGAAGGCGATGAGGAGATAATGAAAATAGCACTTTCGCAATATGGCAACGATTATGAAACGTTTTGGAAGGAATCAGCGGCCTATCAACAATATCTAGGCAATATTTAAAAGAAAGGTTAACTGAAGAGCGGCTGAATGCCCGAAACCTGCGAAATGATAAACCGCAGGTATTAACCAAAAAAAACAAAAATTATGACAACTAATGCAACTATCAGCGAATTGAATCAAGCATTAAAAGTTATTAATGCCAAATACGCCGGCAATATCTCATTTAACAGGATTGAACAAAAGACGGCAGGCCGCGTAATATTTACGCTACAGGCTAAGAGCGGGCAACCGGGAGCAAGATATTCATTTTCCGGAAGGCGATTGCCTAAGGCTAGCTGGCACGTTCACGGAGAATTTTTCGATGCCTTGTTTTCAATTAGGCCGACAATCTTTGTACGTTCACTAGGCAAAAAGATTGACGTAAATAACGGCAACTGGGAAGATAAAGAGATAGGCTCAATGATGCAACCGAAAAAGTTTAGCCAAACAAGTATTTTATAATGATAACAAAGGTTAACTGATGAGAGTTAACTACTCGAAACCCGTCTATATTTATAGACAGGTATTAACCAAAAAATACAAATTATGGCAACTAAAACATTTAACGTCAAAAAATTTAAAGACGAAATTAACGCTAGACTTGAATCGGCATATAATAGCCATGAAATAATAAATTTTCCTGACAAATATAATGCGGTTTGTGAAGCCTTGTGTCATTCGATTGAATATGTTTTACATCAGTCTGGGAATTATCGCGGATTTCAATATATCCATTGGTTAAAAGATGGCTGTAAACAATGGGAAGGCGCTGGTAAACCGGAATATCCTGAACAAGGCAAATATGTAACAGGTGGTAAAGAGTTTTGCAGGAAATATTATTAAGGTTAACTGATGAGCAAAGCGAAACGGGATATTTTAATATCCTGTATTAACCAAACAAATTAATAACTTAAAACTATAATTTTATGACTATCTATGACATTAAAAGACTAACGCAGGAAACAGCGCCCTATTTCTTTGTTCCTAAAACAATGAAATTTTTTGGACAAAGAGTGGCAGATTTTAAAGTTTATAAACAGCATGACGGCAGGTACAAAATTATTGCACCAATAAAAGACTTAAGGACGGGTAAAGTAATGGGACAAAGTATCAGATTTTTTAACCCGGTTAACAACGAATTGGAGCACAGTTAACACTTTCTTAACAAACATTATTTGGTGAATTGTAATTAACTTGTTACATTGTGTCTGATTTCAATTTTTTAACTTCAAAACTATAAACAAATGACAAGGCAATTGAACGTTATTGCAAACGACATTAAGCAGGACTGGAAAAAGCCATATTTTGGTGCAGTCCCCTATCTTGATGCAATGCAAACATTGAGCGATATTAACTCAATGTACATAGCTGACCCGGCAAGTACAATAGTCAGTTATTTTTTAGCAAATGCGCAAACATGGAAGGGAGATAAAGCAAGGGAGATAAAAAAAGAACTCAATGCAATGGTTAAGGACTATTACAGGAGTAAGTAACGACAGAACTAACGGGGTGAAATGCCCCTATTTTTAAACTTTAAACAAAACAACATGAAACAGCAAACTAATACCCCTCAATCTATGCAGGAAGAAAGTAAAACCTATGTGCCTTATGGCGTGAATGGCGTTTTTTATGTCTATGACAATAAAGCGGGATATGTGCCGCCCAACTACGGCACTAAATGGGGTAATAAAAAAACAATTCAGAAAATGTGTGATGAACTTAATAAAAAAGAAGCAACCCAGCAGGAAGAAACTAAATATACTCAGCGAGAATTGCAGAAGATAGCAGCCCGCATAGTAGAATGTTGGAACGGCTACGACAAACTAAAGGCAGAGAATGAAGCATTAAAAGAAGCTAATAAGGAACTGACCGATATTCTAAAAGAGGCAGCAGAGTATATTAAATTGAATGGTAAGCCACAATTAAATGATAGCCGGTCCCATTCTACCCTTAAAAAAATAAGTCAGTGGCTTAACCGAATTGGTAAATAAATAAAATAAATTTTGTGAATTGTAACTTATAACATACATTTGATAAATAAACATGAATAAAATGAAACGAAATGAGGGGAAATATCCGGTAGTTACCAAACTACCAAAAAATGCAGTATTAGTCAAAGATTATGCAACGAGCAACAGTATTGTTGAATCAGCAGTGTATAATCAGATAAAACGAGGCAAGGCAAAATTTAAAATAGTTATTTTTTTTGAACGAAATTTTGTAGTGCCAAATTAAGGCAAAGCAAAGTCAATAATTTCAAAACTTTTAAAAAACAAAAACTGTCAGGTATGAAAACGCAAATTTTCTACTCCAAGTCATTCTTAGACTTCCTCCAAACTTCTCAGGGAACCGTTCAACGCCTATTGTATCATGCTTATTTGCACCAATGGAACGTTTACGACTTACTGTTAACTACAGACGAGGTAAATTATCTCACATTCAGGTCTGATGGCACTATCAGCTATTTACCGGCAGGTAAACCTCATTTAATTTCCGATAACGGAGAATGGAGCCGGGAAGGACGGCAAAACGGCAAAGCTGGTAAAATTATCCGCAAATTGTTTACACCAAGAGCGCAAAAACTTTTGAAGGACGCGGATTTTGAATGTTTCACTAACTTTTACAAATCACATTTTATCGACGAAGGTTATCGCTTTACTTTGCTACCCTGCAAAGCTATTCCTGCGGTTTATCAAATGGACCGCGCGAAGGGAGATGCCAGTTTAAATGGTAGCTGCATGAATGACTACAGCGGGAGATTCAAAATTTACGCTGAATGCAAACAACTGTCTATTTTAACCTTAACCAATAAAGAGGGGTTATTATGTGGCCGCTCCCTTATCTGGAAGGTAGCTGATTCTGTTACATTAATGGATAGAATTTACGTTACTGAAGATTTTATGTACGAGAAATTCGTTGATTATGCTAAACAGCAAAAATATTGGTATAAACGATATTACAAAACTTACGACAACCGGACTGAATTTATAGACCATGAGGGAACCTACAGGAATAAGACATTTGTGATTAACACCCCTACAGATTTTGACTCTTACCCTTATATAGATACATTCCGTTATGGCGGAGATGGCTTTCTTACAAATCGACAAATTGATGGCTGTATCTATGAATATGAAAACACTAACGGCGAGAGGGAAGAAAATGACAGCGGTATCTATGATGATATAACCGGATTGTACATTGACGAAGATAATGCGACACAGGTTGACCGCGGAGAAAGGAGAGGTGATACGACTCACATAGATAACGTTGTTGACGTACATGGTAGAAATTATTGGGTGGGTGATTCAGGTATCACAGAAATTGACGGAACGTATTATTTAAACGACGAAGTTGTATATTCTGATTATGATAGTTGCTACTATTTAATTGATGACTGTGTATATTCTGAGCATTACGGTAGTCATATTGTCGCTTGGAGAGCGATAAAGGTAGACGGTGATTATTATTATGAAAGCGATGTAAAACTTATTAACGGAACTTATCAACTTAAACAAGCATGAAACAAAAACTAATAAACGTATTGAAGATACAAACAACCTCTGGCAACCAATGGCGCATGTTTGCGTATATTATCCGCCAAGTTAAACAACTAGGCTGCACATATTATGTTAAGAAGGGTAATATTTATGTGACTAAGGGAGAAACAGACCTTTACCCTTGTGTTGTGGCTCATATGGACACCGTTCACAAAATTGGCAAAGACCTCACAGTAGTTGAAGTAGGTAACAACCTTACTGGCTTTAATGCGGCTACAATGGAACAAACAGGTATTGGCGGAGATGACAAAGTAGGTGTATTTATTGCCTTAGAGTGTCTATCTAAATTCGATTGTATTAAGGCGGCATTTTTCCGTGATGAGGAAATTGGTTGTCACGGTAGCTATGAGGCAGATACAACTTTTTTCGGTGATTGTGGTTTTGTCCTGCAATGTGACCGCAAGGGTTATGGAGATTTTATCACAAAGGCAGGAGGCGTTAAACTGTGTGGAAAACGTTTTCGCAAAGACGTAAATCATATTATCAACTCTTATGGTTATAAGTTTGAAAGCGGTATGATGACTGACGTTATGGCTTTAAAGGAACTAGGTATTGAATGTGCAATGGCAAATATATCCTGCGGTTATTATAACCCGCATACAGAAAAAGAATATGTGAATGTACCTGACGTTTCCGATTGTTTAGACATGGTATGTGATATTATAATGGCACTAAAGGGACAATATTATGCCACGCCATACACTGCGCCTACATTTACCTATAAGCCGTATAAGAGCGTTCAGCCAGCCAAATTTGACAGGTATAACTTCATGGAAGATAAAAGCTGGAACGACAATAAAGGATGGAGCGATGATACTTTTTATCCTGATTACCCGGTAGCAACCAAAACAAAGCAACTTTGTGAATGCTGCCAAGAGAAAGCAAAACTTACATACATTTATGAATATAAAATGGAACTATGCGATAAGTGTATTAAAGATTATATCAAGCCTTATGACGCATAAAGGTAATTGCCGTTTACCTGACAGTTTCGGCATTAGGTAGCCGGATGGCAACTAGGCACAAGGCTATCTTATTTTTTAACTTTTAAAAAAACAAACATCATGAATTTAACAGTAACAATTAACAACATTGACCAAGCAGAATTTAAAGACATGGCTGATTTTGGTATCAGCGCAGCACTTGACATGGGAATAGTAATAAAACACCCCGGAGATAACTTTGAGATAAATGGAGCGAGAATTTCGCCTAAAGCGAGAGCGGAGTTATTTAAGCTACTTCTTTGTCCTTATTTATCACAGGCGCATGTAGATGCAATGATGCCTAGACAGGACTAATAAAACACCTTTCATTAACACGCTAAATAGTAATATTATGGAAATACTACACCGTAAGGACGAGTTTCAACAATTTTTGCATGACCAAATGTTAAACATTGGAAAAGCCGCTGCCTATGATATTATCAGCAAGCAAGTAGTTGAACTTACAAAGGAAAAGGAGCAATTATTGGCCTATAAAGAGGCCGTTGACTCAATTGTTGACCAATTTTCAAAGATGGATATTGAGCATGTAGCTAAAAACCCTATAGACTTTATATGCTCCATCAACCAAATTTGTCTAAAAGCTATTAAACAACAAATAAATGAAACTACAAAAAAGCCATGACTTAGCCCGCTCATTTGGCCGGCTGAAGACACTCATTGACCTAGAGAAATATGTTGCGGATAATACCATCTTTGGGGAGAGCATAAAGCTAGCCTTTGTTGAAAAGAAACCTACTGATGAAATTATCCGTACCATAAAAGAGCAATTACAGGATAACCGGGAACTAGTTTGTCGCTGCATCCCCCCGTACCTAGTTGACAACATCGAAAAGTATTGGTAATTTTAAAACTGATAATAACTATGCGAACAATATTAGCTACAATTATATGCTTAATCATCCTATTCTATATAACTAGACCTAAAAAATAAAAACATGAATTGCCCTGAATATATCGAACTAGAGCCGAACGAGCAGTCATTAATGATAGGTCAAATTGTTCATGCCTTGCAAACAGATACTAACATATTTAAGTCATGCCAAGACCTCATCGCGTTAGCCTATAGAAAAGGCGTTTACGACAACGTAAAGATTGGACATGAGCAAATATCTAAAGTAGACGGAGATGAGCATGAGTAAGTAATGTTCTTGTTGATTACTTGTTAAGGTTGTCATATTACGTCCCGGTTATTCTTAGCCGGGACTTTTTAATTTTAGACACACCTAAATATTTTTACTACTTTATGTGGATAACTTTTTTAATTGATAACTTCCTTTGTTTAAAATTACGAAGTTTAGACAAACCTAAATATATTTTATTTGTTTACGTGGTAAACATTGCGTATCTTTGTATTAGTTATTTGACATTCTTAACTATAATAAAACTTAACAACATGACAACATTAATTGAAATCTACAAAGGAATTGAAATCAGACATGAATCTGATAAACAGGACTCGCACCCATTTGTTACCGTTCAGTTTGTGCCCGTTATTGGCGCATTGCAAACAGGCCACAAGACATTAAAAGGTGCAAAACAATACATTGATAAACTTTAATTTCTTAACTACAACAAAACAGTACAACATGAATGTTTATTTAAAAGACGGTAGGTCTTCTGATAACACAAATGACTGTATCGTAATAGCCCTAGCCTACGCATTTGACCTAGATTACCCAACAGCATATAATATGTGCAAAAAAGCTGGCCGGGTACACAACAAAGGATTTTCTTTACGGGACGTTTTACGAGTAAATCAATTTAAAAAAAGCAGGCAGTTGATGGGTCGCAGAGTTGGTTATCACGGGAGGCCGGGAATGACGGTAGGCCGATTCCAAAAAACTCATACAAATGGTATTTACATTATTAGGGTTGGAGGCCATATTTTTACTATGATTGATGGCAATGTATTAAATCAAACAAATCCAAGAGACAAAATCTCTTTTTACTATTACATCTCTAAACCAAAAACACATGATAGTACATTTGGACAGCAAGAAGTGGATGACACCGATACAGTACGCAGCCAAGAAGAAAGTAACACGCCAAGTGGTGAACAACTGGATAGCTAGAAAAAAGATAGGCAGTACCTACATTAAGGATTGGGATTTGCGACTTATCCGTATTACGGAAACCCCTAATTAACATCGAAGCCTCTTATTTTAAGAGGCTTTTTTATTGCCCTAATAATAACGAACATACTTAACATGGGAGCCTGTGGAAATACCATGTTCCGCCACCCTGTCACCGTTTGAACTTGCTCCATCCGCACTAGTATTCCCGGCAATGCCAGCGCCTCCCTCAGTAATGAACCCTATGTGGTGAGCGTGGTTGTTATCATCTACATACAGGAATATATCATTCATCTGGGGAGTATCTACTAGCCAGCCGTTCCCCTTCGCCAAATCATACACAGACTGACAACTTCCCATTCTTTTTATAGGGCTTTCCCCTTCATAGCAAATATCAAGAACCATTGTGACAAACCAGCAACACCAGCTATCCCCGGCAGCCCCGCCGCCCCATTTTTGAATAGCCTCTACCCTATTGCCTTTGTTTTGCCCTGCTTCCCGTACAAATAAATATTGACGAGCAATATCTGTTGGTGAGTATTTCATATTAATAAGGGTTAAATTGGTTTTGTTACTTAAAAAGGTATAAGGTTCCTCCCACGACAGCCACAACCACGGTAGTTATTTTAAACCATGTGCTTTTTCTTTTTTCCTTTTGATACATTTTAGTGATACCGTTTAACTGTTTTTGAAACGCATCTCTTTCACTAGTCATGTTGGCAATCTGTTTTTCAAAAACTATTTTTTGCTTTTCTTGGTTAGCGGTTTGGGATAAAAGGTTTTTCAACTCTTCGTTTTTAGTAGAAATAAGTCTATCATACCCTGATATAATTGAAAGAAGACTATCCCTTTGTTCTTTATATACCTTCCCTTTAAGCCCTGCATCTAAGACATTAATGAAATGGGTACGATTGACGTTAATTGTGTCCAAATTCGGTTGCGAGTAAGAGCCGCAAGCTATCGTTAGACACACTAGCGGCGCGAACACGAACCGACACCATCTGTAATTTGTCATTTAATTTTTGGTAAAGTTTATGGTCATCTATTAAATGTTGTGTAATGATTGAATCGCTTTCATGTAGACGGTAAAAGCCATTTTTAAGGGCGTTTATATATTCTTGGTAGACAAGCCGCTCATGTGTAAGCATGGCATTGATTGAATCTTTTGATTTAATTAATTCATTAAACCATGTGTTGTCGGATGCTATAGATGGTTTGCTGCACCGACCTAGAAATACTCCAACTAATACTAATGCTGAAATGGCAGCGACATAAACAACTAGCTTTCGTTTATCAATTGTGTACACGGCTTATTTCTTTTGTTTGTGATAGGTACTGTCCATAAGAATTTTGTTATAGAAGATATTAAAGCATGCGTTCCAATACACTCCCCATATAACTAGTTCTACATACCATTTACCTACTGGATGGTGAAAGATGGCAAACATAATCAAGAGCACTAGCATCATTGACATTGATAAGTGCCATGCGTCAACTCTGTAGCTAAATATTTTTGGCGCATATTGGGCGCTAGTATCTTTAGCCCAAAACTTTGGGTTTTTGTTTTTCAGCACACTTATGTTAAACCTGTTATTGCATACATCTGCAAGTGCCTTAAACATCGGTGCTACAATAAAACAAATAAGGCTTATAAAATTCATATTACACTCCTTTGTAGTCTGATGCTACTATTATCATTACCACTACATACAGAATAGTTACAGCAACGAACGCTTTAAATTGAATAATCTTGAACCACGGCGTTTTATCTCCTAACTTTACCCATTGCCCGTCTGTGCCATAAAAACCATCTTCAGAATGATGCGCGTAGTAAGATTGAAAGCCGAATATCCCGGCGAGTATCAGCCACACAATTGTAAGACCTAGCGTTAGGCCACCTGTATGAAAGATGTTTAGAAAGATAAATGATAGCATATAGTTTTATTTTAAAGTTACTCTTTGAACATCTCTTTGATAGCCCTAATACCCCTCTGAATACTTTCAGAATGCTTACCCCAAAACGACAAAATCTTAAAGGCTATAATAACTGTTCTCCCTGCTACCCACGCTATAGATACTATAAAAGCCAACAATTCCTTTGATTCGGTAAGTGTTTTTATTATTCCTATTAAAATGCCAAGCATAATAATATCTACACTGAACAACACTACAGCCCTTTTTGCGCGTACATTTTTAGGTCTTTTATTAAGAATGTAATCACGCCAAGAAGCAGGACCGTAAATATCATCGTGACCGTTAGTGGGTTGTTCCTGTCCCACCCCGTGAAAGGAGTCGTTAGTGCCCATAATACTAATATTGAACAATAAATTATCAAAGGTTTAATAGCCAATTTTGTCCACCTGTAAATAAACACCATAATCAGTAAATCCTTTCCAGACTCCCATATATAGTACAGGTCATCCCACGTATTCCTAGCCTGGTCAAATGTTTCATTGGTGTGATAGAGAGAATAATCTGCGTATATCAATGACCCAAGTGACCCAAGCACAAATACCCATATGTAAATCACAGCGAGTTTCATGCGGGAACAATTGGTGCATGCTTCGGTCTGATACCACCTCTATTCACTTCAGCATCACCAATAACAATGTCGTCAACATCTCCGCGCATTACAATCCTGTTGTCAATCAACTCATCCAATTTTGCATGAATGGCCGTAAGGTTCCCCGGCACTCCTGATTTAATTTCACCGAGCAATATGTCGGTGTCTTTGTCTGCATCTTGTAGAGGCATATTAGTAGGTTTTATATTGTCAAAAGCATTCACTTGTCTTTCGTTTCTTGCTGCTGCTTTGCGTCTAATGCAATAGCTGCTGCTGGCGTTTTCATCTTACCAAGTAGCTTGTATAAAAAATATTGCCCCGCTATACCCCAAAGTACCATTGCTAGCTTTACGCCTATCGGAACTTCTGCTATTTTAGCTAATGGGCCACCATCCGCAAAGGCACTAAGCCACTCATCATGGGTTAAGCAAGTAACTAGGACTATTAAAATGGATAGAGCATAAGAAGGCCACTCGCGGGAAAGAAATTTAGCGGTAACTATTTTGAAGGTATAGTTATCGTTCATATTATTAATATCATTCATCTTCACAAGAGCCATTATACATATTCCTAAAATCCCAAATCCAAAGAGCGGTAGTGTTTCGGCAATAAAATGGTGCATGGTATTATTATTTTTGTGGTTCTTTATTTTCTTTTGCCCTGTTCATAATAGAAAATATAATTGCTGCCATCGTTGTTTCAATAAATTTTGTTTCGTCAGGCTCTAACAAATGGGTTTTAAATGCAACCACTTTATCTATCACCCAAACACCAGCTAGCAACGATACTAATAAGACAAAAAGAAATGAAATCTTATCTTTTTCAATTAAACTTTTAGTTGCTTTTGTTGCTAATAATACTATCCCGGCTAAAATAGCTACTGCTAAAAAAACACCTATCGTTTGGCTGTCCTTAAACACTGTATATTTTTAAGTTATCATAATAGCATACAGTTGTAGAACCCATCGTCGTCGCTGAACCCCAAGGCCACCTGTTCTGTCCTAATTTGAAATACTGTCCACTTCCATCTGCTGTTTTCCCATTGAATGAGAAATAAGGCGTTGTTTCTCCGTCCATATAAAGCCTGACATAGCCATCTGCCCCTGTTGACCACCTGAACTCCCATTTCATGTGATACCACTTATTCGGTATTACCGACCTTAATGTGCCTTGCTGGTGCCAGTTTGTTCCACCAATTGAGCGAACAATATCAAATTTCATGGCATAATTCTGCATTGAGATTATTGCGCTGCCACCTCCTGTATTTGGATGCCATTGAACTGAGTGACCGCCGCCATTACCAGAAACATCTTTCCAATTTTCAAAGAACACATCATACTCAACCCTTCCTTCAGTTGGATTTTGAGATGCTTGGTCATATTGTTGCTCGCTACGCCATCCTTGTGAAATAGCGGGGTCACCGGCTCTTACTTCAGACCTGAATGAATTACCACCGGAAAGAAATTGTATTGAACTTAAACCACCACGGCCAAGTTGATTTGAATTTATGTCACTTGGAACATTGTAGGGATTTTGATACGATGGATTATCAACGGGAGGAACGACCACCGGCAATACCTGTACATTGGTTGTCGAACTTGAAGTTGCCCCTTTATCATCCTGTACTGTCAATCTGAAAATATAATTACCTGCTGCTAACGAGGTAACTGTTGTTGTAGCTGAATTAGGATTAGTTATTGTTGCAGCCCCACCAGCTACTTGCTCCCACAAATAACTTACTACCGTTCCGTCAGGGTCACTTGCTGTTCCTTTGAGGGTGGCATTGGCTGGCAAAGTAACTGTTTGATTAGCCCCCGCATTAACCACTGGTGGCTGATTGGTTGGTGGCGGAGGCGTTACCGGAGTAATGGTAACATTTGTTTCTACCAATACATTGCTGTTCGCATCTACTAAATAATTCTGTTGCATATAAATTATTTTTTAGTTTATAACATTTCTGTTACCACAAACGTACTGCCCACAAGTACGCTGCTAGTATTTACTCCTGCATTATCCGCAAATTGAACCGTTAATGTTCCGGCTGCATTTACAGTTATTGTGCCTGTTATTTTACATAGGGCATTGGTAACTGCTGTTACTGCACCTACCGTTGTGGCTAATCCGGTTGCTCTTGTTTGCGCAGCATTAACATTTGCGTCTATAACCACTGCTTCATAAATTATATTCGTTGCTGTTGCTGTACCGGCTATCGCAAATTTAACACCTGAAGCTACATTTGATGTAGTGTATAGAACGGTTTCAAACCTATATGTTTTACCAGCTACCAATGTAGCTGTTAGTCCCGTAATATCCGCAAGAGTGGCATTGGCCTTATCAAATTGAGTAGATACTCTTGATTGTTGTCCCTGAAATAATTCTTGACGTTGTGCGCCACCATTGGTAAAAAATAACTGAGGTGTTGTATATTCAAATGACCCTGCCTCTGCGGTACTCATTGAAGTTCCTGACGTTAGTTTTATTGGGGCGGAATTGGCCGATGTAGTTCCCCCTAAAATATGAATAAGCGCAGTTGGCGATGTTCCAGATGCTCCTACATATAATCTTGATTGAACCTGAACGCCAGTTGCAGAACTATTTAAAATCATTCCTCCATTTGTTGCAATAGTTTGATAGCCTATTTGCATATTGGAGGTTTCATTGTTTGATTTAATTACTATACCATCCCCTGCTGTGTTGGTCAATGATTTTATTACTATTACTTGGTTGGCTACATTGGTGGCATTATTCACATTTATCCGCCCATCGCCTCCTGTTACTGAACCTGTAAATACTGCCCAGTTAGCCGTTGTTGCGCCTGATGCTTTGAATATAGCGGCGGTGTTAGTTCCAGATGTAGCATTAGTATTTATAACAGATACTAGTAATGCGTTTGCTGTAATAGCATTAGTCCCGTTTGCTCCTGACATACTTAATTCTAGCAATCTATTCCCTGCTGCAAGCGTAGTTGATGTAGTTGAAATTTGTTCCAATACACCTGTTGTAAGGGCATTACCAACATTATAAAATCCCGTTCCTGTCGTTAGATTGGAATTAGACAAATCAAGAGATGAGTTAATTGTAGTCCCGCTAACATTTGTGGAATTTACCTGTACTACTGGTTGCTGGTCAAATTTAAATCCTCCTAGCCCAGAGAAGATGAGAGAATTAGCCGCTCCGGTTAACGTTCTGTTTGCTGACAATGTTCCATCTGCACTATAAATATTTACTCCGGTTATAGAAGATTGTACAATTGCTTTCACTAAGTTTCCGCTTTTAACTAAGACGGAATCATTCCCAGATACAGAGACGGGTGTCCAAATTGAAAGTGAATCAGTAAAGCTACCAGAGCCTATTACCGTCAATTTTTGTCCCGGCGTTGTTGTGCCTACACCAAATCTTCCTGTGCCATTGCTGACACCCATGAAGCCGCCATAGACGCTAGTCATATTCGATGCTGAACCCTTGAACCAAAACGAACCGTTATTATCTACTGCAAACTGAATGTTTCTCCCGGTACATCGTATCATTAATGCTGAATCAGCAAAGCCATTGTTTTCAACTCCCATGAACCATTGCGAAACCATATTTGCGTAAGTTAGTTTTGCCGCGAACCCAACTGCGGTGCTTCTATAACCACCACAACAGCCACCGGGGTCCGTAGGTGTAGTAGTATTTTCAACTTGGTCACGGACAAATCCGGGGTCTAACCCAATGAATCCAAATCCAACGCCTGAAAAATCTTTATTAGTTAATGTTACCGCTCCTGCTGTTACGCCACCTGCGCCTGTTTGGGAAAAATCAACAGTAAGGGCATTGGCATTATTAGGATGCTCTGCTATGCTAAATGGATAGCTTGGAGGAAAGTCCTGTGAGCCTATAAATATAGAATCTAGCTTTGTTGCCGCGCCGCCTATTTCTACAAATCCATTGTTTACATTTAATGCGTTTCTTGCGTTTGCTGCCCCGCCGCCAAGAGAAGACCAATATAGCCCAGTTGTTCCAGAAAGTGCTTTGCGACCCCAAAAGTTTTGGTCTGTTGTTGTGAATATTATTGCTCCAACTAAATTCAACCCAGGATTTGTGCCAGTATTGGCAGCAATAGTATCGTCATATGTTGGAACAAATAAATTATATTTTGGGTAACTTCTGTAGTCCTGAATAGTTATAGACCCGTTTGAACGCGGTACTACTTGCTGCGCTATTGCAGAAAATGAGAACAGGATAAATATTATAGCGATTAATTTTTTCATCCGCTTCCGAGTTTATCAATTAATATAGTGTACTGAAATGCAGTGGCATCAAAACCCGGTAGTGTTATGTTTATTCCGGTTGAGGTCATGGTAAATGTAGTTGCGCCCGCAACCATCCACTGCTGAGAATATTCATTTACAAATATTGCTATGTTCTGACCAACTATGTTTGGGTTATTGTACGCCGTTGCAGTAGTGAAGTTTGAACTCGTAATAAATATAGGGAATAGACCCGTAGGCGTGATACCACCGGCAGACCCGCCACTTCCTGATAATCCCTGTGAGGCTAGGCCATATCTTCCCATTATTTCCCACAAGTATTGAACATTTGCATAAAGACCCGAATAGTTAGGGTCAAGTGTATATATTTTATTCAGAACAAAGTAGAGCGCATATATCTGTTGTGGTAGATTTGGGTTGAGTGTTGCACCGTTATTATAGAGATTTGACTTGCCTACATTATTTGCAGCAAGGTAAGCTGCTCCCGGCGCAAATGATAATATTTCTGCTGTTGTTGGCATTAGAATACCTGATTGCTATGCGTCATCATACTTTGATTCACATTTAGCGCCCGCTGCGAACTATATGTATCACTACCATAAGTTATCGCCGATTCTGCTATCCATATATTCGTCACGAATTTGAAGAAATTTGAATACCAATCCTTGTCTGAAATAATGTCTGGGTCACTAGTCATGTCAGAAATAAGGCCAATGCCGTAGACATAATCATACAAATCCCAAAGTGAAATAAGAACTTTTACATATGTAGAAACAGCACCAGCAAACCACTCTACTACTACTGTTGCAGCCTTAGATTTTGAAAGAAGTGATACCGTAATAGATGGTTGCGCATACGGCCAATTGATATAAGCTGGTGTAGTCGATTCCCCGGCAGCGGTAAGATAATTCCCGTTTGGAAGGACAACTGTAATTCGTCGTGTGGTGATAGTGCCATCTGACCCTGTGCTAGTGTCGGTAAATGTTACATTTGAAAGCGTGGCTAGACTTTGGCTAGTAGAAAAATTAGGGACTAGAGGCATGGTTTGATGTTGGATTTACGGTTAAAAATAATACTTTTTTCTTAACTTTTTGGCTTCTTTTTTACGCGCACTTTTACCTTCTTTTTACTGTCGCCCACATGCTGCGGAAGTGATTTGATGTTTGGCGTAGCGGCAGCAAATTCCTGCGCTTTATCTTTCATTTCTTTTCCGAGGTAGCCTCCAAATGCAGCCCTCATCTGTGCTTTGCTATCGAATGGCATAATGTATAATTTTGGGTTTAAAAATAATTTATTCTGTTGTTACTTTTCGCACTCCCCTTGCCCGTCTTTCGTGTGGATTTTTAATTAGCCTAGGCTGATATGTCTGCACTCCTACCCCAAACGCCGATGGTACGCCCACCGTGAAAATAGCTTTCACACCTTGGTCTTGCATAGCCTGATATACGTCTTGAAAAAGTAATGGGATTAGGTTTTTTGGCAACTCACCCAATGGAGATACCGGCTGACCCGTTACATCACGACCTCCTGCGAAAAATTGGTCAAAAAGCGCACCGGGAATAGGCGCTAACTTCCCTCTTAAAAATGAAAGTATTGGCGTTCCTCTTGTTTCTCCCATAAAACTTTTACCCGTTAACTCCTGTATCTTCCCGCTACTTGCAGATTTACGTTCTCCTGTGAGAAACTGCGTTAATACTCTTGCGTATGGTTGAAAGCCTCCCCAAACGTCCCATCGTGTATTACCATGACGAATTTTCCCGAAGTCAGAACTCCGTGGGTCTGTTTCTACGTCTGCTCCTAATTGTTTTGCTATAATGAGTGTAGCCACACCAACACCAATGAAACGAACCATGTCCTTTGCTGCATCTATGCGTAATGGTCTAGGAAGTCTTGTGTAAAATCCGTAGTCAATACCATATTTACCAAATGTGGCTCCCCTGATAGCTAAATTGGGAATATCAGTAAGGCCAAGCATATTCATTCGGGAGGCCATTAGCTTTGAGGCAAACAAAAGCCAGTTCATAACGGGAGCGGCTTTTTCAAGTGGCTTTAATCCCATGCCGCCACGCCCTGTTTCACTATTGATGAGAGAAGAAATTCCTTCATATAGTCTTTTGTTATTTTCATAAGTAAAACCTTGGTCTTCAAATCTAGTAACATACATATTAAACATATTCCACCGGAGATGATTCAGATAACCTATGTACGCACGTTCACTTGCTACTACGCCAAGACCCACTAACGGTATTTTTTCTGCATACGGAGCACCCTGAAACGCTTCTTCTGCTTGTCTTAAATGAATAGATTCCGGGTCTGTTATACCTAGACCTGTTTTTTGTGCTACCTCCCATCTTGGGTCTTTATGAACAGCATCAAGCCACCTGTTGTAAACATGCTGGCTAGCGGATGCTTGAAACATAAATTTTAATGCTTGCTTCGCCATTATAGGATGGGAGATACTTGCTACAATACCCTGCCTTAATGGTGCTGAATAGTCAAAAGATGCCATTAGTGTACGGGGAATGTTCAATGCCTTGGTAAATACATCAAGTGTTTTTTCTTCAAGTGGTTTTTGCTCATACATTTCTTTTAACCTGCGTAATGCAATCTGCCTTTTAAGGTCAATGTATTGGTTGATTGAATTTTTAACTTGATTAAACTCTTTAGGAAATTGTTTTTGCAACTCCTTATCTTCCATCAATGGAATTTTCTTTTCTTTAGGAGGCGCGAAGTTCCCACTGTTAAGTTGGGCAAGTGCTTTTTCTACATTCTCATTCGTCCTGTTTTTCAATGCCTGCAATTGTTCAAACTTATCAAGACCAAGTTCTTTTTTAAACGCCTCTATCTCCTGATTTTTTTTCCTTTGTTTCTTTTCAGTGGGCGCTTGGCCTGATTGCGCTTTTTCAAGTTTATTGATTAAGGTAGCTTTCTGCCGGAGTGTTTCATAAGCAATAGCGGCCTCACTTTTGGTTGGTCTTGTTTGCTTGTACTCACCTGCTAAAATATCATGAATATCTTGTGGCGTAATATCCACATCGCTTTTTATTGTGTCGTAAATTTTATTTACAACATCTTCGAGCCGCGTAACACCATCCTCAAAAAGATTCCTGCCTAATTTTACTACGTCAGGAGCAATGGCCGCAATTTGCTGTCTGTATGGAAGGTCGCTAGACAGTTTATCCTTACCGGCAGTTTTCCATTTAGCGGAAATAGATTTTAAAATATCCTTGCGCTCGTCTGCAAGCGTTGCTTTTCTTTCGGTTGTTGGCTTACTCTTACCTTTGGTAGTTGAACCAATTTGTTTTTCGGCTTTTAATGCTTTCACTTTTTCTTCAAATGCCTTAGTGTCATCATCAAGTTTCTTCCTAGCTATTTTTAATTTTTCATACTCTTCGCTTGCAGTTTTGTTTTGCTGCTCTGTGAGCGGAGCGCCATTGTTGGTGTCTAATTCGTTAATGAAAAAATCAGCGCGGCTATCTTCTGTGGGGACTAATCCGCGTCTAGTGCTTAATGATTCCGATGCAAGAGAACCTACCTGACGAGTAGCTTTGGTGAACCTATTGATTTTTTCAAGAGTAGCCGGGTCTGCGTCACGCTCATATTGAGCCTCTAGTGTAGCCAAATATTTTTTAGCTATGAAATTTTCTACCCCATTGTTGGTAATACCGCGCTCCATTTGTGCAACTAGCGTTTCCGGGTTATACCCTTTTCGTATCGCCGCCTCTGCTTGTGCCTCTAATTCTGCATGCGTTGGATTGTCTCGTTTGCTTTCTGAAAGACCATATTTTTCTCTTATTGCGTCAGTTGCTTCTTTCCTAATGCCGGTTCCCTCTTCCTCTACTTCAGTACCTAATGCAAACTCATCTCCTTTATGCGGCGGTTTACCTGATTCAAGTTTGTCTACTTCGTCGGCTACGTCCTCTTCCTTCGGTTCTTCTTTTGGCATAGTAACGGCAGCCCCCTTTGCTTTTGCCTCCGTTGGTTGTACTCCTGCTTTTTTTAAATACTCATTGGCTTGTTCTTGCGACAATCTGCCAGAATCAACTTCCATTTTTAATTTAATAGATAGCAGAGCGCGTAACTTCTTTACGTGCTCCGGGTCTATCTCTAACTGAGCAAGTTGCCTTTCATAATCTGTGTGATACTTGTCGGTTCTTTTTTCTGAAAGTATTTTCTGCAAACCTTCCTCACCTTTACCTTCAAATGTATTTTTTACTTCCTGCGCGAATTTTTGGAAATCGTCTGCATTGCCAAACTGGAAATCAACACCAATTTGTTTAAGCAGTTTATTAACTACTTCTATGATTTTATTTTGCCTTAATAGTGGAAGGTCTTTTATATCAATGTTGCCGTGTACTAGTTGGGTAAGCAGTTCTGTGATTCCTTCGGATGGCAGTTGCCTTGGCTCATCGTAATTTTCAAGGTGGGAGAATACGGCATCCATCCCTTTTACACCTTTCATTGTCGTAGAAAGTTCATTCCATGTTTTCTTTAAGGCATCTGTGTTTATTCCATATTTACCATAAACGATTGCATGGAGGACTTCATGTGTTGGCGTTTTAGTTACACCATGTTCGGCCATTTTTTGAAGGTCAAGTAAAATTCTGTGCTCACCATTTTTATCAGCAAGAAACCTTCCCCTTGACCCCTCTATGCCACCATTTTTAAGATACTCTTCTGTTGTATTATACGACTCGAATGTTGCTTTGGGGAAAAGTTTGCCAAGTACAGTCTTTGCCATCCTCATGTGCTCTGCTGCTGTTGCGCCGCCTGCTGCCTTACCGCCGGCACCTACCCTTTCCTCATTACCTCCGCGAAGCCTAGTTAACTCTCCTAGTATATCATCTATAGAGACTTCTTTAAACGGTTTATCAAGGACGGACTTTTTTGGTTCAGCCTTGACTTCTTTTGCTTTTCGCTTAGTTTCAGTAGTAGGTTTAGTTGTTCCGACTTTTTTTTCTGCGGGGACTTGTTTAGTTTGTTGAGTAGATTTTGTGACAACGTTTTCATGTTCCTTATTGATTTGACTTATTTCTGCGGCGTTATCGGGTTTTTCATAAGGGGATGCTTTATACTTTTTACCAAGCACCTCTTTGCCCAATGATTGCATTTGGTCGTAGAGGCTCTTATGTTCATCAAGTATCACTTCCCTTGCGGCCTGCTTTTCGTCGATACCGCTTTTCACTTTATCTCTGAAAAGACTTCCCAAATCTTTTCTACCGTGGATTTCAAAGCAATTTTTTTCGGTGACTGCCATTTTAATTAAAGTGGTTTAACCATTTTTTTAATATAAACCTAATAGCTTCATCGTCTTTTAATATTTCATTGATATTTTGTTGCTCTTCCTGCCTTCTTCTTTCGTTGTGACTACCGCCCTCCGGTTCGTTAATTATTTCTACAAATTGGTATGGTACTGTCCCTGTCGGTGGCGGCGTTTCAACCACATCAACCCTGAACTCATATTGGTCTGTCTGCGTTAACCTAGTAAAGTACGGCTGTTGCGTTTCCTGATACCATTTATCAAGCGTGATTACTTCGGGAGGAATTATTATTTCGATACTTACCGCACCGCCCAACAACTGCCGCACTTTATCTTTTACAGGCTGGCTTGTATCATGAAACCAATCTGAAAGTAATATCTCCCTCGGTACTTCAAAACGGTACTCACCAAAGTTACTATTTGTTTTTCGATTAAAATAGGGCTGGCTAGTGTCATTGTACCACTTATCAAGGGTGATTATTTCGGCAGGGGTAAGCACATCAATCCTCACCTCGCCGCCGAGTAGCTGCCTTATTAGTTTTTGTACCGGCTGGCTCGTTTCATTGAACCAATCCGATAGCAATATCTCTCTAGGCAACTCAAACCTGTATTCTCCAGTATTGGCATCCCTTCTTTTAGTAAAATATGGTGCAGATAGTGGCTGGAACCAATCAGTAACTAAAATGGTTCTTGGAAGTTCAAATCTATATTCACCGAAATTTGAGTTTCTTAGCTTTGAAAAATAAGGAACTGACGTTGGCTGAAACCAATCGCTAAGTAAAATAGCCCGTGGTACTTCAAACCTGTACTCCCCGAAATTAGTGTCTCTTCTTTTTGAAAAATATGGTTGGCTAGCTTCTTGGAACCAATCGGTAACTAATATCGCTCTAGGTAATTCAAATCTAAATTCTCCTCCCAATAATTGCGTAGGCTTTCTTCTTACAGGCTCACTTGCTAGCTGAAACCAATCGGTAACAAGTATAGTTCGTGGAACTTCAAATCTTGCTTCGCCACCCGTTTGCCTATACGCTGTCTTTAAATATGGTTGGGAAATTGGTTGTACCCACTTATCTACCGTTATAACTTCTTGGCTTAATACCTGAACAAAAAACGATGAGTCTGTTAATAATGCCGTTGGTAACGACTTGGTTCGTGGTAATGGTTCAGCGGGAACAATCCATGAAATATTTGTAGTATCGGGAAGCGGGGCAAGTGGCATTCTTCCTAGCCGAACAAGTTTTACATTACCTCCCCGAAATAGACGTCGTGTTGGGTTTGATGTTGGCGCGACTGTAGCGGCGGGAACAGATAATACAAACATTCCCCATCCTGACGTTCCCGTTCCAGAATTTCGGGTTAGCGTTACCGATATTGTCCCGGTAGCGGCGGCAGCAACATCGTCTCGCGTATAACAAACACCTACATTAAAGCCATTTTGTGTATTCTGCCGTCTAGTATAATTTGTAAGTGTCCCGAATGACCACGCATCTGTGCCTACCGTAATATCTCCTATAGCAAAGACTAAAACATCATCTCTATTAAGTGGTGTTATGCCACTATCAGAAACCGTTACAGGTGTGGCATTACCTGTTGTGTTTACTGTGCCGTGAGAAATGACCGGAGGGGATGCTTTTCTTCCCGATAAGGCTACTATGTAAGCGGAAATATCTGTGGCAGGGATGCCGCCAATCGTCCATGTGTAGGTCGCCGGTTCGCTTGGACCAGCCATTTTCCAGTACACCCACGAAGACCATCCATCGGGCGCACCTGTATTAGCACCTTGATTGCTGCCGGGAACAAGTGTCCATCCTGTAGGTGGCGTTAGAGTGATACCAGAATTTAATCCACCATCTGTAAAAAAATATGTATAAAGAATATCGCCTACTTGTGTAAGAGTAGGTTTAGTGGCGTTTAGCGAAAGTGCATTCGCCGATGTAAACGATGAGTCCCGATATGCCACATCTTTTTATTGATTAATTTAAGGCAATTACTCGCATGTTGTGAATTTGCATAGTTTCTGCTGTTGACCCAGACCGTTTAAACTGAACAGAAATAATATTTGCTGCCGTAAGGTCAATACCCGCTGATACTACTGCTGTGTTAGCCGGAATAAACATTGGTGAAAGAGTGCTTGCAAGAACGCCAACATTAAATAAAGCATATCCTGTGCAAAATAATGTTCCAGCATTACCAATCGTTCTACAATGAACATCAACAACGGCCATCCATGATACACTTGTTTGATTTATACTTAATGCAAGTGCAGCCGATGAAGCAAGTATTGTTCCATTAGCATCTGCACCTGAACCATAATAAATATCAAAACTTCCATTACCGGGAGTTGCCGCCGTTGTGATACGTCCCCAAAGTTCTATCCTTATCGCCCTGCCTATAAACCCAAAAAAGTTACCACCAAGTACAGGGAAATTTGATTGACCATATAATGCTTTAGCTGTTGTAGCAAGAGTAACCTGACCAATATCACCTGATATGAAAGGTGGCATTATATCATTGTAAAATGGGCTTTGCATAGTTTATTACTTTAAAGTTTTACGCCTTCCAGATTCATATTCATCCAATTTTTTTCGGAAGTCAACACATTCCATACATTCTGGGCTTCCACATAGCGCACCATTGCAATGAGTACACCATCCACGTTTTACCCCGCTTCCTTTTATAACCACAAAATGACTATTGCAATGCTTACACTGCAAAGTATCTGCGACCTCCTGACCTTCAACAATAATGTGGCCGCTCGGCTTACGCACCGATTCGGCCTCAAAGTTTTGCTGTCCGTTTATGATAAGAATGTCTGATGCTTTCATATATTTATTCTTGCCATAAAAATGTTACGCTAATTGTAGGAGTACCGCCGGAAGCTATTGATTCAAGCCCAATCCAATTATCAGTCGTTGCAGGAGAAACAAGTTCGCTATCGGGGACGGCCACCCAACGTACCGTTGCGCGTTGATTCAGCGCAATTTCCAATAGTTGACTACTTGCTGTCTTTGATTGCCCAGTAAACGTCCCTACTTTAAAACTCATCAGCGATGCAGGGTCGCCGGGGTCTGGTGCTGTAGGAGTAAATGTGCTTGCTGCCGTACCGGACACGGTGCCGCGTATCACCCTGAATTTTGTAGCTACATCGGCGGGTGTAGCGTCTGACCCGATAAATATGTCATAAATACGGGCGCGAGTTGTGTTTCCTACAGCAACCATTTCACCAATGGTTAAGTTTGTTCCGGCGTTTGTGTTGCCGCTACCTGAATATCTACGCATTTTGTTTTAGTTTTTAATTGTTATAAGTGGGTTTTACTTTTGCTGTTATTGGACTTTGCATTACTCCCAAATGATTTCGGTCAAACTTAAACTCATAATCTTTTGGCCTGCACATTTCTTCAAAATACCTGTTCTGTTCTGTAAGTAACTGCTCAATCCTTGCTCCTTGGGCTTTCAGTTCATTTATAGCTGCTATTACTTGTTGCTGATTTGTCTGCACGTTCACAATGGGAGCATCAACCCTTACTTCCAATTCTCCCAACTTACTCCCGAAATTAGCAATTTCTTTTGTATTGTTCTCTATTGATTTTGATATTATTTCGTTCTTTGATTCACTTTCAACAGATGACGCAATACGCTTTAAAGCAGATAGTATTTCTTCATGCCTTGCTTCCTCCAATAGGAATTGTCGCTGACCATTTTTTTCTTCTACGCCGCCCATACGCAATCAATAATTTTTTTTAGTTTATCAAGTTTGTCGGTTATCTCATCATGCCTTATCATTACATTCCCCCTATCCTTTGCCTTCACTAAATCCTTATCGCTGATTTCCTTTATTTCAGGTAATTCAGGTTTCATGGCTTCGTCTATCTTCTGCTGTTTCTCTGCCTCTAATTTATTAGTCGGTTCAGTAAGTTCTTGGGGAGTTTCACTTGGTTGTTTTTTTGATTCAGATGGCTCTCTTATTTGCGATTTATCAAACGCTACAACACTTTGGTTCCCCATTCTAACGCCATCATATCCACGGCTTTTTAGGTCATTTACAACATTTTGGTCAATATAATTTATGGAATATGGGTGCCCTTCTTTATCTAGCATAGGATTGCCTTGTTCATCTTTAATTATTCCGTCTTCGCTATTAGTTAAGTCGTATGGATTTTTAAGGACTATCTGTACTGGAAAATGTTTTTCCCCATATACGTCTGCAAATTGTTTATCGTCTGTGGCATAAAATACTGTTCCTTTGTCAAACTTTATATTATCATTATTGGTTCCATGCAATAATGTTACAGGCTGACCATTTTTGTCTACTATTTTATTGCCGCCATTTGCTGTAAATTCTTCAGCACTTGGTTCAGATACAGTAGGTGGTTTCTCTGTTAGATATGGTGCTAAAACATCAAATGCTTCTTTGGACGATTCGTGATATTTACTTTGATTTTCTACTATGTGGGACTCTATTGGCTTACCTTTTAATATAGCCCCTGTTGCAGATGAAACAACTGCTCTGCCAAGAGATTGATTTGCTTTTTCTGCTTCTGGGGAAAGACCTAAATCAGATTTTTTAACTTTAAAAGCTACGATTGTCTTCCCTAATCCAGATACTACCCTTGGGTCTGACCCAACATAAACATTTTTTGATTCCCCTTTTATATTCTGTCCTTGCAATTCAGGTACATATTCTTCTCCTCCTTCTATAATATTTTTAGCATTGTTTGGAGTAGTGGCAGTAAATACCCACACTTCTGAATCATCTGGAAGTTTATCGAATTTATCTGGATTGCCAGTCAATGCCCCCCCTGAATGTGGATTTTCTTCAAGAAATTTAGTTTTTTCATCAGATACAGCACCTACTTCTTTAGGTGTGGGTTCTTCGGCTGATGGTTCTTTTTTTAATGGTACATTTTCAGGAACAACATTTTCATGAGGCATGATAACAGCCGTTGACTTTCTTTCTGGCGGCGCTGGCATCGTTACTGTTACCCCGTTCTTGGTTACTTCCCTTCCTGTTTTTCTTGGTGTTGTAACAGCCACGGCCTCTTTTTCTCCAAGGATTTTATTTTGGTCTTCGTCAAGTTTTTCAATCTTATCCTTTATCTCCTGCTTTACCCTTGGGTCGGTGGTTACTTTAAGTTTGTCGTTGGCTATTTTTTCTGAAAGAGAATTTGCTAAATAACGGCCTAGCCTGTCTTCACCCATACCCTTATCACTAATGTCGGTGTATGTTTGCGAAAGATGTTCTAAGTTGCTTAATATGTCAGGTGCTAGTTTTGCAAACTCAGGGTCACTCTTTGCGTGGTCTGCAATTAATCCCTTGTAATAGTCGGCATAATGGGCGAAATTGATGTACTCATTCCTGATTCCTTTATTTTGTGCAACACCCTTGGCTCCCTCGGACATTCCTTCAAGACCTGCTGCCGGGATTGTGCTCAATAGCCCTAGTTTTGCGCCTTCCCATGTTTTACTGAATGTCTGCGATAGGTCAACACCTTTATTCTGCAAGAGTCTTGTTAACGCATCATCAAGTCCTGACATAGCGCCACTGTATTCAGCGCCACCAAGCGCACCTTTTGCGGCTCCTTTGATGGTGGTTTTAAAGAAATTAATAATCTGATTCTTTGCTGCGTCTGTAGAAATCTTTCCATCAACCATGCTAGAAAGTATGCCAGCCACCTCACTATCTTCCGCCGCACCAAATAGTTTTTGCCCCGGTAGTAACCGTCCTAAAAACCCATTTGCCAAATCCATTGTTCCTATGTAGGTGTATTGCTTAAAATCATTGTCTGGGAATAACATTAAGGCTTTATCTACTTGCTGCCCATGTGAATTTATAACCATAGATAAAGCACTAGCTAGTTCTGGGCTTTTTACAATGTTTGCGGCACGAAGAAGATTGCCGCCCAAAAACACAGAGGCCACAAATGGTAACATTTCTGAACCGTGCATAGTTAACTGATGTAGAGATGACGTTGGTTCAAATTGAGATTTCGCCGCCTGCTGATGCAATAGCACCTGAATGTTCTGCTCCTTTGAAAGAGGATTCAATCCGGTTAGGTTAACGATGCCTTTGGCAAGGTCTGTTTCAACATTTTCTGCGCCTCTTACAAGTCCTTGTAATGCTCCCGGCGTTGTGATAGGGTCTTCGTTTACTGCTTTGTTTACAACAGGGATTGCATTTCCAATAAGTCGTCCGATTCCGTTAATCGTTCCCAACTTTGGACGGATTTCATTTTGATACACGGACATATAACTCATCGGTATCTTACCGCTATCTATCAACCCCTTCATTAACTTATCGCCGCTTTCTTTTGATACGATATTTGACCAACTACTATTTTGTCCTAACTGTTCACGCTCATCAGCAAGCATATCTCCAAGTATCTTTGCTGCCGTTTCTGGATGCGTGGCAGGGAAATTTGAAATCTCTTCGTTAATTTCTTGTTTGAGTGCAGGGTTTTTATCAGCTAGTTCAAAAAGTTCAGGTGTCTGTAAAAATTGCATCTTCAAATCTCCCATCGTAGCATCATTTATTGGATGGCGATTATCTATGAGATATTTCACATCTTCGTTTCCGTGGTCGGCAGCCCAATGAGCGGCAGCTTCCCCAAGTGTGCGTTTACCGTAATCAAACGCTTTTTCTACGTTCTTAAAGTTTTCGTACTTACCGATGGCTACCTGTTTGGTTAAATTATTTCCTGCCTGCTGAAGTAATTCCCCAACATTTCTTGTATCTATGTTAGTTATACCAACAGAGGTTAGATATGATTTTGCTTGGTCGGCTGACGGGAAAGCGCCATTTAAAATATCTTGTTTTTTTTGTTCTACTACTGTTTCAGCGCCTTTGTTCTGATATTTATAAGGAGATGTTTGTTGACCTACTATATCGGCTTCATTTGTTTGGCCGCCTTTCATTATTGCCCCAAGAGGGTCTGTTTCCGTTGGCGATATTCTACTTCCCTGTTCTGCAATCTGCCGCTCTGCTTCTTTTTGAATATCCTTAGAACTGAAATTCTCCGGCAGTTGACTTGTTTTGGGAAACTGAAATTGCGCTACCTCTTCCTTGGTGTTAACACCAACAGGCTTACTTTCTTCGCCTTGCAACCGGCCACCTAAAGTAGATTGAATTGAAGAAGGCTTTGACCTTGGATATAAAAGTGGAAAATCTTCTTTTTTTTTATCAGTTAACGATGGGAAATATTTACCATAGAAATCATCCTTTGATTTTGTATAAAGCTGCTCTCCGCTGACGAAATCAAATAACTTATCCACCTCGTCTTTGCTGCTGTACTTCTTTTTAAACTCGTCAAATGATTTTGTATAATATTTATTATCTGGACTCGAAAGTATATTATACATATCCTTTAACGGGTCACCATTAGGCGGCGGCGCTAGTGGTGCTTCTGGTATATCGGTATCAACAAATGCCATTAGTTAAGTGCTCCTACTTTTGATTTTTTAGTTTTAGTTGCCGGAGATGTTGTTGGTTTTTCTGGATTAGTGTTATCTAACTCAATCTCTGCTTCGTTATCTTTTTTGCTTAGAATAATTTTACCTATTTCTGCCTTGTACGTCTTAATTGGAATTGGTGTTTGGCCATATGACTCTTCTCTAGGATAACGCGGTACAACATATTTCTTGTCTTCGGTCATATAGAATACTGGTCTTACTTTAGCACCAGAAAGTTTTGGGTCTGCCTTCTCATACTGTTTCGCAAACTCTACCGGAACTGATATTAGCCTTGCCGGAGTGTATTTACCATTTACGGCTGTGGCAACTTTTTGCTGCCCCGCATCAAATGAATCATCGACCAATTTTTGAATGACACCTTCTTTTTGTTGGTCATTTGCTGAATTTCGATAATCAATACGCGCTTTTTTATAAATATCTCCTACTGATTCACGGTATGATATAAGTCTTTTTTGTTTTGCCTCTTCATCTGCCATTTTTTGCTCTTCGTCTGTGATATATGACGGACTTTTCCTTGGTGGGTTCATAATGGCGTACTTCATTGCTTGGTATTTTATAGCCTTCTGAACATCTGAAAGCCCCTCGTCATCTGGCAGTTCTTCTCCTTCGCCTATGCGCCATGCTTTTTTTACCTCTGGTGTCATGGCTGCATAATATTCCTGCTCTGTTTTGATATACTCCTGCGGCGATGGCTCTTGTAACGTATTTAAAAACTTAGTAGGGTTTTGAGTTGCAGAAAGAGACATGCTATCAAAGAATTGTTTTGGCTTGTTTCCATAGGCGTATGTGTCTTGCGTGTACTTAAGGTCATTTGGCGTTGCCTTGTATCTATCGCCTTTGTAAGTCTGCTCTTTCCCTCTTGCGGCGGTAACAGCTTTCATTACTCCGGGCACATCTATTTGTCTTTTTATTTGGTCTAGGTCTGTTGGGTCAATAGTAACAGGTTTGCCGTTCTCATCAGTAGTTTGAACCATTTGGTCATACGGCAGCTTCTTTCTCTGCATGATAAGGTCATAAGCATTATGTACGAACTGGTCATTTTTATCTACCCCAACTGCCCGCAACGCATAATCGTCCCTCGCCGCCTGTTCCTTACTTAGCGCAACGTGATTAAACATGGCTGCTTTTTTTTCAACCAAATCACGCTGCGCCTGTAAATATTCTTTTTGATTTTTTGGTGGATTGAAATTTAGTTTTTGCCATGATGTTTTGTAATCATTATACAGGTCGGCCATTTTTGACACATCTCCGCTTCTGACACCCTGCATTGTCGTGCGGAGTTCGTTGTCTATCTGCTCTGCCTGTTTTTGCTTGTATAGTTCGCGCTGGCGCTGCTCCTGCAATAAATAATTTGTAGCCTTGTCAGTATAAGGCGTATTTGCTTGGAAAATATCTCCGTATGGTTGTGGGGTTGGCATGTTTTAGTTTAACCTAAGTTTGGTGGTAAATATCCGGGACCGTATTGTTGGTACCCGCCTCCATAACCGCCTCCATATCCGGGGCGCTTAGATGCGGCATAATACTGCCCCGCTCCTAGCAATTGGTCAAGGCCGCCAAACATATTTTGATTGCCTTGCCCTTTTAACCTCATTGCGTAACCATAATCCTGCGTATGTTTATCCCTTATGTTCTTTTGGAATAAATCACGCTGCGTAGCGGCCACCTGATTGTTTACGTTCATCAACCCTTGCTCGTTTTGAAGTCTCATGCGGGCATCCGCCGTATCTAAATTTAGAGATGCGTCATTGGTACCCTGCTGTATTCCTGCAATGGAACCAAGGCCACCCCTTCGGTCATGCGCTGCCATCAGCGACGAAAGTTGTGTGCGCTGAAGATTTCTCATGGCTTGGGCATATTGCTGAGATGGAAGACCCTGACCTGCAAGTTGCCGCCAGCGATTTTGGTTTTCTACTAACGCCGATGGCATTGTCTCTGTGGGATATTGAAGACCTTTAAGTAGCTTATTGGCCTTTCTATTCTGGAAGTAACCTACTACTCCTTTGGCTATCCCCCCCGCTGCCTGCCCTATTGAGCCAATTAAATCTGGTGACGGCATGTTTTAAAATATTTTGGATGACGGAATATAGTTAATATACGGTAAATTAAAATGAACTAATTCTCTTGACGAAGCTGCCGGACACACAAACTTAACTACACAATAATCCCCGCCAAGAGGGTCACCTTCCCAAAGCCCCATTCGTTCGTCGCTCCTGCTGTTCATGTCATAGTTGAATGCGCTAGTTAAAATCGTTTCCTGCAACTCATACTGGCTCTCTAGTATCTTACTTTGTTGTTGCATGTTGGTCTGCTGATTAACCGTACTTGTCATTACATCTCCCTTTGACGGGGATGACCACACTTTGTTTGAGCGGTATGCTACAGACAAAAATTTCTTTTTGACCTGTGAGGCTTGATTAAAAACGGGCGTTATAGTAGATGGGAATTGAGTGCCATAAAAGTTATTAAATAAATCTCCATCATGTGTCCATGTATCACCATTTTTGTAAGTAATCAGAAGGTCGCCAAGAGATGCCATGAACTCAGGCTGGAACGAAAGGAATGCCTCATACGAATTTGTTTCTTCGTCGAAACTAATGGTAGCGGCTGCATCGGTATCTGTGGCCTCAAAAGTAAATAGGCAGTTGTTTAATTTTGAATCAAAGGTTCCGTAGATAAAGAAATCTCCTGTGCGAAGAATACCATGCCTCGTACACCATGAATTGATATTATATAATACCGAAATAGGTATAATACCATCTAATGACAGTCTGCACCAAATGCCTCTATTTGTGTCGAAGAAATAACTTGAATTATTAAAATCAACCCACACGGGGAACTCCCGGCCAACGCCAAAGTCACCAGAATAATATTGAACAGGATTTAGCAAAGCATCTGTAGCCGCAAGCAATGAAGTATTGGCTGAGTCTTTTGTAAGTTGGTTAAAAATAGGGACAGCACCAATCTTATACCGCTGCCCTATTCTGATATACCTGTCGTGCAATGACATTTTAAATATGTCGCCAAAAGAACGGTCAAGGTCGATAAAGTTATTAAAGAAAAATCTGTTTGTTTGGTTGATGCTTGTATTTTGCTGATACTCCCTGCTGAAACGAATTGTTGCCGGGAAATATGTTTCCCTTGCGTTTGCTTCTATGGTAATACCGCGACCATTATCATTTACACCGCTTGGGAAGAAATCAGAAAAACCGGCATCCATGATGCTAACTTTGTCTGCCGTAAATGGAAGACCTGCCCTGATTTGACGATACATCGACCTCTTATGAAAATACACATCTCCTTCGGGCCAAAAGAATTTAGCGGGCTGTGTAGCATTTTGGTCTTGCGTTCCGCCGCGATGATAGTTGACGGTAGTAAATGAAATAAGATGAACCTTACCTCCGCTAGTTTGCCCCGTTATAGTTTCTCCTGCTACGAAGGTGCGCAGTCGATTATCAAGATAAAGTTTGCTTGTCGTATCATTGAATACTACGGTTGCGGTTGCTCCGCTGATTGAACCAATGACTGTTTCTCCTGATACAATTACACTAGACAAAATAGAATAAGTCATGGTTAGCAATTCGTAAATAGGGAACTCTTCGCCCCACTCAAAATACACGCTGTCGGCTGCATTAGTTGGATTTTGCATTGGCGTATAGACCATTACCAACATATTTGCGGTGTAGGCAGGGCTTACAGCGGCGGTTGTCTTTTTTACCTTTATATAAAACCTATTATCGGCTGGTGCTGCCCCTCCTGTTAATGTTCTTGTCACCTGCCCAAGTATCTCGTAATCCTGATTCCACAATTGCCCATTGTAAGAACTTCCGGTAATACCTGCAATCACCTTTATCCTGCTGTCGTTTGTTATTGGCGCGGTACCATAAACAAATTGGCTGTTATCTATTTTATACTGCTCAATATTTGCAAGACAGAAATAATAAAAATCAGCATCGGATTGCATATCGCAAGTCTCGTAAAATAAAAAGTTGGCGTATGTCATCCTTCTCCTTACCCACGCATATGATACAGCGCCGGTTGGTGGCAAGTGATTTATTTGAGCATTAACTACAGGCGTTTGCGGATTGATTGTGTCTAATGAAAACTCTCCCGTTGTAATCATGAAGTCGTTATCACTACTAATTGGAAGATTAAACGTCAATACGCCCGGCATAATTCTTCCTTGGTCGTCCTTATATATTAACCCAAACAAATAATTTGAACCCCACAACCATGTTTTTTCGGTTGAAATAACAGATGGTGAGCCGGAGCCGGCAATGACGGAACACGCAAGCACAGAACTTCCAGATGGAAATGTAACAATAAATGATGGTGACGTTATTATAGTCCTGTTGAATACGGGGAACAGGTTAAATAATTTAGTCACAATACTATCTATTGTGTCACCCGGAATAGACGTATAGAATACAAGTATATATGGGTCTGGTTGAGTTGGGTCATACACAATTATCTCATACTCCGACCCTATTGGAACACTACCGATAACGGTGAATGTATAATTTATCTCTGTACCCGGACCATCGTTAGTATAAGTAATTTGAGGCGGGTCGGTATCTGGTGGAGAATTTGATAAATTTTCAGTTGTAATCGTTACGTCCAATTGATTAAGCGGATAATTGTTATAGTTTTCAGTTATTGCGCCATATTCAATAGTGTTCCCATTGGCGCTGCATTGAGATTTTGCAAGCCGTGGAACCCAATCAAAAAGCTGTATCACCTCATCCACAGCAATAGGAGGATATATTGCGTCATTGTAGAAAAAGTAGTCGTAGGTAGTATTGCTTGGTATGCCTAACTGTGCTTTATTTAATGTTGCCACTAAAACAAAATCTTGCCAATTACCAGCGACATTAAATCTTATAGCTACCTCAATGGCAGTTACATTTTCGTCGCCTGTTTCAACAGTAAGTTTGATAAAATTGTTTTTTGTGTCATTTGTGTCATTGTCGCTGCCGTAGTACCCGCTTGGAAGTGGAATCTTACTGTAAGTAGTAAAAGTAGACTTCTCAAAATCGTCATACACATAGCGATAGGTGGTCATCGCTAATTTCTTTCGGAGTGAATTAGCATTTCTCAGTGGGTCACTCCCATATACTGCGATGACGGGTACTCGCGGCGGCTGTTTGGCCGTTTCTATGAACGGGGTTTTCACATAGGAATAAATACCGTCTTTCAGATGTTTTACGTTTGCCTTTCTTGGGCTTACACTTCCGTCTGTCCAGAATAGTAAATCTCCCTCTGATTGGTCACGGTAAATAATATCTGCATGAATTATTTTTTTATTTCGCCTGAACCCTAAAACGTCAATCTGATTAGTATCTGTTAGGTTTTCAATCAATTTAGTTCTAGTACGGGTAGGTCTGTCAAATATTACTATAGAATGTTTGCCAACTGAGTTCCATATGAACTCGTACACTCTATTTCTGGTAAGGTCAGCCTTTGCGCCTATTACTACGTTACTTCCTGCCGGTTTATTATAAGGAACAAGCCTGTTCCCTGTAACATTTGTCAAGGCGTTATCAAATGATGGGTCAACGGCATCCTTTGAAACATTTAGGGCATCAATATATTCGTCGGCCTTTAGGTTAAAAAGGCTATCGTCAAGATTTAGCGCCCGCAAATATTGTTTCAGGTCGGTTCCCATTACAGTACAGGTGTTTCAGCAAAATAAATATAGGCTTCGTCGATGGCGTAATAGTTTATAGTCCCGAATAGAAACCGTACCGCTTTTGTTAAATCAAAAAACACAATATCATTTATGCACCAGTTTGGGCAGTTTGGATAAGTGGCTACTACTGTTCCAAATACCCAATCATCATTCACAAGAGTAAATCCGTAGGCACTTGCCCCTCCGGGTCGCTGCTGTAAAATAATAGTCGGGGCTTTCATCCCGTGGATGCCTAATATGCTTGAAAATGTGGTTCCTGAAGTTGGAAAGGGTTGTGACATGGTTGTGATTTTAAGATTTTAGATATTGTCCTGTTGCTTCCCTTATTACTTGGTTTATATTTTGCAATGTAACGCGCTTGCCCGGAAGACTTCTTCTTGCTTCAATTGCCCTATCGTAGTAACTTTTTTCTGGCGCTAGTTTCATTTTCCATTCTATAAAAGCAATAATAGCTTCACGCAACGCCTCTTCTACCATATAATCTTGGTCACGTTCCGGGGCGCTGATATATTCCAAAATAACGCTGTCGTATTGAAAATTATCTTCAAGCAAAATAATATTGTTACGCTCATCTACGCGGCAGGCTCCGTACTGAATCAACCCGCCACCTGTTCCAAACAGGTTACCATATACGCCGTTGTAATAATAATTAAGATAGAATGGATTGTTGGTGATAAGCGGCATACTATCGGTAACATCTGGTGTAAGAGATGTGAGTCGATTAGGGTTATTGTCTCTCCAAATAGAAAGGCCGTTATTTACTTTCAAAGAACAAACTTCGCCGTGACTATTTAGGACACCTATCTTACTCCATGCATTATAATCTGCCGGAAGAGTAACGGTTTTATTTGCATTAACAGGGATGCGAACACTCTTTGGTAAGGCAGCAAAGCTACGTTTCAGGTCAGATAATGCCCTAAAAGCAAGCAACCACGCTTTATCAAAATCCTTCTGAGATTTTCCATTCGCGTCTAAGGCAAATGCCACAATAGTTTTTAGTGGTTCAAACTGCATGGTTAACTAGTTTTATTACCAGCCGGTAAATCATCAACAATAATATCTTTTGGTATTCCCATCCTGTCTTTGATTTTTGCTACTACGTTTTGAAAGATGAGTTCTATTGCATCGTCCGGCATGTTTAGTGTTTCAGACAATGATTCAGTTCTTGATTTCATCATTTCGGCATATACAGTATATATATCCAAGGAACCGCCATCGTTAGATGCAAGCCAAATTTTATCACCCGTTACCCAGTACCTTGCGCCGGGAGGCTTTGGAAGATATTCGCGCATTCCTACCCTCTTGGCCTCTATCGGCAAAAAATCAAGGCTCTGACCATCCCCATTTGATGCTGCATAAACCCTGTTTATTGAATAGCCTAAAGGAAGACTTACCGGAGGCTGTGGAAGTGTAGAGTACCAATAGCCAGATGGAATATCTTGTTTCGTTGCCGGAAGTTGGTATGTAGTGTACCATGCTTCGGGTACCGCGATATTACCATCAATCTTTGCGCCCTGATAAGCCTGCCCTACCATAGTCGGTGCTGCCGCTTGGTCGATATACAAAAGTATTTCGGCGGGAGTAGTAGAAAATGAAGTAGTAGGCCACCCATTTGTCATGTGGCGCTGCACTCTTTCTATTAAAGCCTGCTTTGTATATGCTATTAATGATGACATATGTTACGAAGCAATTGATGCTACAAAATATTCAATATCGCATGGAGATGTGTCTGATTGCGCACTTATGTTGTCCATATCTACAAATGCAGAAAACGCCGCTCCGGTTGTGTTTGCACTTTCTTTTGTATTGCCCATAATAAATGATTTCCCGGCTTCTAGTTTCACATCAAATGTCTGCCCTCCACTTTTGATAACCCTTATGCGGATAAAATTGGTATCGTCTTTATTGGTAATACGAATGTACCTAACGTTTGCGCTAATAAACTGCCCCGCTGCGGGTGTTGCTCCGAACTGCATTACGGTAATTTCGGTAATCGGAATAGTCATCACCCGTGGGTCAAATGGTTTTATATTCGGCAACACAAGTTGATTTGAGAAATTAAGTGTTTGCCCATTTGAAGTGAGTTGCTCCGAAATGGTTACTGTAAGATTGGTTGTATCTAGTGTGGTTGGCATAGTAGTAAATTTTTATTCGCCCGTTAGCTGTACGCTTTTACCAAAGTTTACAAAATCGTTATCTTTAAATGCTACTCCTAAATTAGTAAGCATTCTTTTAGTAATTTCCCTGCAACTTGAATTATCCCATTGCGGTTGAATACTGGCACCTTCATTATACACTTGCCTGTCATCCATATCAAAAGTAAATCCCCATAAAACGTCATTAGGTCGTGCGATATATTCTAGCTGAATACTTGTTAGCGTAATCGGAAGAACGCTGTAATAATTTTGATATTCAGAAAAATATAAACTTGGGCTAATGGAAGACGGTGAACTTGTCGATGGTGGGTCAATCACACTGCTATTAACATACCCTATCGACCCCGGAAGTATTTTTACACACGGAGCCTCACCGCTTCTTATGGAAAGCCTGTATGCAAAGTCGTCCGGTTTATTAACAACACCATTTGTTACACCTAGGGTAACAACTTTAGTGAAAGGTGAAAGTTTCTGAAGTATTGTTTCCGATACTATGAGTCCTGTGTTAGCCCCTTCCTTACCATTACCTCTTGCCTGAAATCTCCCCAGTAGGTCATCAAAGTATGTTGATTGGGCATCGTTCCAATGATTAGCATATGCCGTAGACTTTAATCCTGCGCTTTGAGACTTCAGGATTAAATCAAGAGCGAACTTGTAATTATAATCTACGGATAATGCCATTTTACTTTTATTGAAAAAACGGCCAACCTATTTATGGGTTAGCCGCTGCTGTATATAATATCACCGTTAGCGACTAACTGTAAAGTTGTTGCAGTTCCTCCTTAAAACCAATACCTTCTTCACTCTGCGAAAATTCTACGAGTTTGTTTAAGATAAGCGCCCGCTCTTTAAGCCCAGAAATATCGCAAATAACTTTTCCTTTCTTCCCCCATGCCGCTTGGTTTGGCACAATCGTCGTATTAATATCACTGTTATCAAGTGCCTTTTCAATCCAGAACCGATAAGCAAGGGACTTATCATTATATGTTTCAAGAAATTTTTTCGTGTTGTTCATTGCAGTTTTCCGGTATTCTACGCGGATTGCTTTAGGGCTAAACGGCTGTCCTGTGCGATGGTCAATCATCGGAACTTCTAGGAACCGGGAATGTATCATCATCCTTTTTTCATCTGCCGAGCCTGCAATCTTAAGAGCCTTCTCAACCTCATCAACCGAAGCACCTTCTAGTTCATGTTCTCTTTCAGGGTCTAGTTTCCTGAAAGACGAATCAATCGTCGATACCTTGTATGGACTGTCTTCATTCCAACTACACCAATCCATATAAGTTACAAGCATGGTATCGTAATCATAAATGTGCAGGTAACCGTTTTGGAAAAACAAATCCCGTGTGCTCCTTATAAGCTGCTCAATAGTCTCTTTGTCCTTTGGTTGGTCGTCGATGAATAATGTTGAGCATCCATCGTAATAGCGAATAAGGTATCGCCCTCTTTGACGTTCTTTCTTTGAGAATGGGTCTGCACCTCCCTTCCATACGATAGAACTACGAAGCATAAGGTTCCGCTGCTTCGGGTATTTCTGGTCTGCGCGTGGCCGGTTATGCTCATCATAGACCATCCCCCTTTTGTCTAGTTCTTGTGAAAGAACATAGGTGTGTTTTTTTGGTTCCAAATCAATAATAGTGTCCTGTAAATCTAGTGTAGCGTTTTTCGTTGCCATAAAAAAGTTTAAAAGCGGGAGACATAAATCCCCCGCTTGTTAGAAAATGTTAGGCCGCCAACCCTTTAAGTATTGTAAACTGCTCGGCTGCGACTGTACGGCTACCAACGTATGCTATCTGCTCATACTTGTTGGATGCTTCCGTTGTCTTTGTTGCCTTGGTATAACCAAGTTCCCAACTGTAAATTTTCATTCCGGCAGGAATATCCGGGTTACGCTGATACACCCACTGCATGTAGGGACGGCTAGCATTCAATTTCGCATCGGCCACCATGCCCTGTGGAGCAAAAAGCCCGAAGAATGCGCGGTAGTCACCTACCGTTGGTTGATAACCAAAAACTGAAGGTGCAGAGAACCCTTTGTAGCGGTGAAAATGGATGGCGTATGTATCGGTTGCGAAGGATTGGAACCCGTAAGAGACAGATGCCTCTTGGTTGTACCCAACACTTCCGTAACTGATGGCACCATTTGGATAAAGACCAAACAAGGTGCGGTTAATGTCTTGGCGTTGCTGAATTTCCTGAACACCGTGATATTCTTTTGGACCGCCATTGTAGTCCCACACACGAGTCATGTTTTGGAAATCACCTACCGTGAAGTTGTATTGGTTGTAGTCAACTTCTGTTCCTCTTGCTGTAACATCGGGGATGATACCAACTGTGCCGATATTCGCAGTATTGGCATAAGGTACGCCTTCTAAAACGGCATCTTCGATTGAAACCATCATCTGCATGTTCATCGCCTTTACAGCAAGATATGGTTCATAGTTGTTGCCGTCACCAAAGTCGATTTGGGTCTTATTCATCCCTGTAAGGTCAGATGACTTTACAGAGGCGCGAAGTACGGTTGCTGTATTGTCGTAACGATACAACTTTGGTTGCTGCGTACCTTGTGAATCGGAAGATTCACCCGCAAGTTGGTTACCGAAAGTTTCCAAACCTTCACCAGCAAGCAGAACGGTACCAGAAGAACCGGAGTTAAGTACATACGCACCCGTGGGTGTTAATGTAGCCGTAAATGCTCCGGCAGAAGCGCGGGAGATAGCGGAGATTGTTGCCTTTTTACCATTTGACCGGAGTTTAACCGTTTGGTTGTTGAGGAAAGCCGATTGCGTTCCGGCTGCATCCACATAAGAGTCGGGCGACTTAAATGTGATTGATGCTGCGCTACCTGAAGTCAAACCTCCAACGCTATTGAGGTTGATGCCGACTCCGAAAAGACGGCCACGCTCAAAGTGCGAATAGGTATTTGTAGTAGTAGAGGCTTCTTCCACCGTACTACGACCTAAAATCTCACTTACCAGCATGTATGAATCATTGCCATACTTTGCGATAAGTTGAGGTATATAATCGGGGATGACGAAATTTAATTCGTTGAAAATACCAGTTGTAATACCACTTGGGTATGCAACAGTACCGGGTGCGCCCGTAGCACCCCTATATATTCCGGGTGTTGCCATGATGGATTAAATGTTTAAATAAATTAATTAATACCACTTATTGCCCTACACAGACATTGCTCTTTCCATCTGCGATGCCAATTCACTCTTTTCTTGCGGGGTTACGTTAAAATCACGCATCCCGTTTCCTTTTTGATTTGAATTGGCTGCAACTAATCTTGCTCTTTCAGCATTAACCGCTTGTCGGGCGATACTTTGGGCAAACTTGTCAAAGTTCTTTTCGAGAAGGATTGCGCGGTTGAGTCGTTGCGGTAAAAAATTCCCCTTTTCATCGAATGCGATTTTATTCAGCCACCCGAATGTGTCAAGGGATTCTTGTTTCACTAAGTTGAAGTCGTCCGATTCAGGTGCAACCGAAACTTCAAATTGCATCTTATTATTGGGGTCATCAACTTTTACAGTGAACTTAAGGTCAGATTCCTTAAGAGAATTAATGGCCGGTGCGATAACTTTGTTATAGGCTTCCAAAGCCTGTGCATTACTTGCTTCAATGGCTTCAAATTCCTTTTGTCGGTCATCTTTCGGCGATATAATTTCTGGTAGTTCAATTTTTGATTTAAGTGATTGTAATTGCGGAACGGCCATTTTAGCGGCCACAATTTTCTTCATCTCAATAGCGGCAACCCTGTCCTTCCACTCTTGGTGACGCTCTGCAAAATCATCATCTTCCTCTATCGCTTTCTGCACAGGTTCTTTCGGCACTCCGTAGTCCTGCTTATATTGAAAGTGTATTTCGTCATCAGTAAGCAACTTGTTCCCAAGTTTCATACCTAGTTTAATAATTTCGGGAGCATTATCTTTTGTAACGTCACCTGTGGTAAACGCTTCGAGTCGTTCCTGTGTTTCTAGGAACTCACGAACCTCTTTTCTTTTGCCCTGACGGATGAGTTCGTGTATCTGTTTGCTTTGGTCATCAGCCCAAGCAATTTCAGGTGTTTGTGGTTTTTCTTTTAATGCGCGTAGTTCTGTTATTTCAGCTAGTGCTTGCTCTGTAGATTCCCAACCAAAATCATTTTTAAGAGCGGCCTCATAGTCTAAAACTTCTGTATCATCGCCGGGAGTTACTGCTGCTGAGCCGGCAGCGGGTGTTTGCGTAACTGAAGTATCGGCAGCGGTTGCCGTTGCAGTAGGCGGTGTTTTTAGTGGCTCGTTAAAAGCCATCGCCATGTGATTCTCAAATTCCTGCTTTGCGACTAATTGTTCTTGCGTTGGTTCCTGAACAACTTCAGCGGTTTCGGCCATAATGATATTGACGTTTTCGTAAAATTATATCTTTTTATTAGAAATCTTCAAAATTTTTTTACGCATACTTTTTTATCTTATACGTTGGTAGCAGTTTTATTGGTTTTGTTTGAGGTTTATCAAATGACCTTGGCTTCAGTACGGGCAACAGCGCCATCATTAAAGAAATCATTTCATCATAGGGTGTTCTAGCCGAATGGTCATACTCCATAGCCTGCCTGATTAACGTTGGAAATTTAACTCTGTGGCAATGTCCATTGTAGCTTACCGGGTCGTTACCATCAAAAAATATCTTAGCTGCTTCAAGTTGAGCCGCTAGTTCAAAAGGAGATGCGCTTTCTGTTCCGGGTTTTAACTTTGGGTGAGGTTTGTTTGGGTCAAGAGCGGGAGTCCAGTACAAAAGATTGCTGCAATGTTTTTCGTAAAAGTAGCCGTAGAAAAAGTCACCTGCGCTTATCTCAAAATTTACTTTGCAGCCGTACCACATGCAAACTTTTATCACTTCGTCGTATAAAAATTGTATCAGCCGAGGGCGACCAACATATAATGCTACTGGGTAATTCCCCTCTTCAACGCCATTTACCTTTCGTGATTTTTTGAAAATACAAATCGTTCCTTTGGAGCCATCTTCGGCAAATCCAATTCTGAATGTATCTACACCCGCAGCGTACTCATGCGTATTCCTTGGGGAAATAACATCACCAAAATAGTCGAATTTATTTGGGGTTGACGGTGCTTCTAAAATAAGCCAATTACCCGCATCGTCGTCCATGAATGACACCCATCTTTTTTTTCTATCCTTCCCGTTAGGGATAACGGCCTTTGTAACCTCGTTGTGCTCAATTAATCTTACCCGTCTTAAATATGGAGGCTCTGATTCAAGTGTTGTTAGTTGCTCATACAACCTGTCATAATCAAACTCGCACACTCCCATCTCAAAGGCAAACATCTCTAACTCTGTAAGCGGGAAATCTCGTCTATGCTCCATCAACTGATCGTCTTTTTTCGGTGCCCTGTCCCTTAATATTACCGAGCGAGACCCTTCGGTAATCCACTCTCCGTCATTGCCCATGATTGGTTCCACTGGGTCTTCTATCACAGAAGCGCCAAACTTATCTATACACCCAACATACCCCTCAGTAGCGGGGACAAAATATCGAATGACCTTATGCGGCGTATTCAGGCCGTAAGGTTCTTTTGTATTTGGGTTAACCGCGAATTGGTTGGCATCATTCCAAAATTGCCTGAAATTTTCTCCACCTAATTTTTTTGGATTAACCGTGGTTGGCATGTAAGCAAACCCTACTTTTTTTCTACCTATCTTAAGTGTTGGGGACACTTTTGACCAATAGGTATTAATGTTCATCTTAGCATACTTACCTGTTTCGTCGGGAAGTAAAAACGATACTCTCCCGCCATCATAGCTATTCACTGAGTTTGAAAGATAATCAACGAAGCTATTAAGCCCCTGTCTTTTCCGCATCACTCCTTTCTTTGTTCCTGTTGGTGACTTTTTTCTGAAGCTGACGAAATTTTCTCCGGCGCTATCGAAGTCCCTCAAAAAACAAGTAAGCATCTCCCTGAAGCCGCGCATAAACATTCCCTTAAAATTCTTTTGGGCGATTTCATCGTTATAGGAAATTGAGCCGCCAATTTTATCTTTCTCTCTCCCGCATATCCACCACTGCCAATAGTAACCTAGCGATGTGGCACCCTGTCTTCTACCTTTCCCTCTTGTTATACCTAGCACCTCTGTCTCGAAGCATATATACTCCATGAATACAAAAAATCTTCTGTCGGCCTCACGGTAGTCAGGCTTTTCGCCATGTTCAAGTGTCCAATGATTTATATATCCCCAATATGATGCGGGAATGTATGTCAGGATGCCGTTAATATACGCATACACACCTTCGCCGTAGGTCATGCGCTTTTCTTCTCTATCTACCCAATCTTTTTGTTTTGGAGTGTAATGCTTGGAGCGTTCATCATAGGATATTTCAACTAGGTCATCTAGTTCGTCTTCTGTAAATGGCGATTCCACGCGGCGGAAAAATTGTTCCTCGCGGGAAAGGTTTTCATACAAAATGCTTTCGCCATCGCGCAGGTCTCGCCAGAAAACATTAATCCCCTGTATCTCTTGGCAGGCCATTATTTCTTTCCGGTAAGGACATTACGGGCGAACAATGCTTGCATTTTGGCTTTCTTACCAAGTTCTCCTTCGAGTGCTTCTTCTTTTTTCGCGGCAGGAATAGGCTGACCCTGTGGCGTTCCGGTTGATTCATGCAAGCCGCCTTTGTTGAAGGTTATAGTTTTCTGACCGGGAGCGGTTTTTTTAAGTCTTACTTTCATGATTATTTTTAGTTTAGGATGATTGGGAACACTTCCCCGTATGCTTCATGGTCAATAAATATTACACAAACATTTTTACACCGCAAATATTCGATGACAAAAAATATCTCACCACAACCTTCAAAGTATTCATTGGACATTCCCCTATACATTTTATTTACGCCATTGCCATTTGCGGCTGTTGCTGATTTTGCATTTGCGGGTTACCTTGTTGCGGCTGCATATCCTGTTGTTGCGGCTGCCCCGGCTGCTGTCCTTGTTGCTGCATTGCTTGTTCCTGTATAGCCTGTTGCTGCTCTGCCGCTGCCTGCGCCTGAATCGCCTGCGCCATCTGCTTATTCTCTTGGGCTAGCGGGATAGTTATGTTCGGGACTAACTGACTTATCATCGCCTGCATAAAATCGGGTAACGGAAGACCTTTTGCGGCGACCATCCCTGCAATTTCAAGAGCCTTTAATTCTTTATCCTTAGTAGATTTAAAATCTAGTAAATCTTTTTCTGCCTCATTTTTATCCGCCTGCATTTGCTTTTCAGCATCAGCCGATTGCGCAGCGGTCTGCTGTTGAGCATCTGCATTAGCTTGCTCCCTTTGTTGTCTGCCCATCTCTGCCTTTCGTTCATTGTCTGCTATTGTGTTGGCTAAAAAATTGTAAGCGAGTTTGAAGTTGTCGATTTGTTCAACCATGAAAGCGTCTTTAAACGAAATGAGCGGCTTCCCGGTATCTTGGTCTATTGTCTGCATCGCCGTTTGAATGCGCTGCTGCATTAACTGTTTTTCATATTCTGTCATTTTCATTTTCACAGATACGTCAAACTTTGTATTGATTAGGTCTTGCGCAGAATCGGGCTTAGTGGTTACTATTTCCTGCCATTCGAGCAAACATAATTTATACAATGTTTCGCTCATAAACTGATTATGGGCATTTTCAATGAAGCTAGTCACATTGAATGAAGAGGCGTTTTGAAGTTCTGCTTGTTTCCCCGATGTTCTCTCTGGTAAATCACTACCATCACGGTAAAGTGGAACACCCAATAATGAGCGTATATCCATTATGTTTGCTTGCAAAACATTTGTGAGTTGCACAACCTTCATAATAGTGTCATCAACCGCCGTTGCGGTAAGAGCGGGCATTTGCCGTTCATTTGGGTTTATTCCTAGGCTGCTCCATAGTTCGTTCCCGGTCTGGTCATATATCCTAACTATTTCTTCCCATGATATAGTATTACCGTTCCCAAGGTCAATATTTCTGGCGCTTTCAACGTCAATCCTTATACCGGATGGACGAAGTTTTGATATAAGTTGCTTGCGTTTAAGTTTCGTGAGCGCATACTCCTTTAATGGCTCCATTGCTCTTTCAAATAAAGCAGGCACATACTCGCCATTATTGAACGGGATATTAATGGTGTAGTTTGATAATCCCATATATACATCAGTATATGGGAAAATTACTAGGTCAGGCAGTCCCCAGTATATAATTATCTTGGCATATGGAGCGTAGATGCCGTTATACCAGCGCACCTTTTCTTTTGATAACACTTTCGTCTTATCTCCTGTAGGCTCTGGCTTACCTTTTTTTGGAGTAATGTTCTCTTTGCCAAATCTATCAACGCGATTTGTATAATACTCTGTTTCATTTGCCCGGTACTCGAAGTCGAAAATATAAACACTATTATCATCCCAAGGGCGACGATTATCATAGACCATATATTGAGGTTGCCACGGGTAGGCAAATCCAATGCCGGTGTTATTCCCTGTTGAAAATTTTGCAAGGTTATATAGGTCAAGTTCGGTAAGTCCATCCGGCCTGTTGTCTGACCTTCCGTACTTAATTCTTATGTCGCAAATTTTCATGTTATATACATCACCTATATAACGAAGTTCGAGTCTGCCAGTATCACCTATGAAGTAATTGTACATAAGGTTTTTGGGAACAACCCTCCTTATAGTTCTTTTGCCGTAAATATCACGCTCTATCTTATTGCATTCGATGTTATTTACGATGAGGTCGCGAATAAACTTTGGCTTCAACACTCTGTCGTATTGATTATATAATAGTGCGCGGGTAAGATATTCTTCAAAGTTTATTTCTTTTGGTAGTTGGTCTTGTAGAGAAAAATAGACTTCTGCTGCTAGTTCGTCATCTGGGACATATGCGTTGGTAGGCTCTAGTTGCATCCCCGACTGTTGTTGCACCGCATCTATTGTTTCAACTTCGTGCATTCTAAAAAGCGCATCATGTTTTCGTTTTTGTTTTTCGGCCAAGCTATCTTCATCCACGGCTTTCACGCAAGGGTATTCCTCTGTTTTGCACATAGAATCCACAAGTGTCCCGACGAATTGTGGTCCTACCATCACAGGTGACATATCTATTTTAAGATATGCTTTGTTACCATCAGACACATTGAAGAAGTCTAAGAACTCTGTCATATCCTGCGTACCATTCGACCAATGCTCTAATGTCAGGAAGCGGGCTGCCCTTGCGACAAAAAAATTAAGGCTATGCGTGTTGCTAGTTTGATTAGTAAAAATTGCCTCTGCAATTTTTTGTCCCGTTTCTTTTTTGGTTAATTGTCGCGGGTCGTCAAAATCCAGTTGAAGGAGTACATCGTTGAATTTTGCCGGCGGATTGTCCTGCTGGCTCTGAGTTGCGGTTGGGGCGGCCATCGGATATTAGATATTTTTTAATAAAAATACACTTTTTTAGCTACTTCACAACAGCTACTATATTTTTTGAATAGACCCGAATAACGCTACGCTCAATACCACGCCAATTGTACACTATTTCATAGTCGCTAAACGGGAGCATCAATATCTCATCCCCGGTCTTAAAACCGCAGGCATCAGATACCACTTTTGCGCGGTCATGAAAGTGAAGTCGCTTTGGGTTTGCCATGCCGATATACTCATTCTCCTGTATTCGTTCTGCTATAATATTGCCACATACCGGAGTTGGGTTGCCGTCTTTATCTATAACCGCAAAGATATTTTCTGTGTATGGGATAGAAAATATTCCATCAGCCACCTCAAAGGGAGAGTATTCGATAAAATAATTGTGGTGTGTTACGATGAGTGAGCCACCGGGAATCTCATCGTTCCCTTGAAGCACTAATGCTAATACCGGGTTCTTTTCCCTGTGATTTGGGTTATAGCTTGTGGCAAGGAAACACGGAATACCCCCAATATCAGCAAATTCTTTTTGCTCCATATTAACTTGCACCAATATTTTTTCGCAAACAGACTGCATCAGAATACGGCGATTAGTTGTGAATCTTTTTCCCCGGCGTAGATAACGGTTAGTGATTGTTCGCCTATCTCAATTTCCCACCCTACATTTTTATTCCATACACCTGTTTTACCAACCTCAATGTTTTTGTCAGTCACTTTATCGCCAACGGAAATAATTTTACCGGTAGCGGGTCTTACTTGGGCTTGGTCTGGGAGGATGAGGCCGCCAATCTCCGACTGTTCTTCGTCACGAACAATCAAAACGAATGTGTTTACTGCCTGTAATGTTTCAATCATAATTAATAATCATCAACGATTAAGCACTCAGATGTTATAATCATACCGGCTACCGATGCGGCATTAATAAGCGCGTTTCTTACCACCTTTAGTGGGTCAATAACGCCAGAAGTCACTAAGTCTTCGACTTTCCCAGTTACGGCGTTATATCCAACACTCCCTTCCGCATTTACAACTTTACTAAACACATCGCCTGCATCAGCACCGCCGTTCTCACATATCTGTATAAGCGGAGATTTTAATGAGCAGAATAAAGCCATGCGTCCTTTATCGAAATCTGAATCCTGAAAATATGGCCGCTCATGAACTCTTATAAGCGAAGTTCCCGCTCCCGGAAGGTAGCCCTCTGCAATAGCAGACTTGGTTGCCCTTATTGAGTCATCAACTCTGTCTTTGCGTTCCTTCATTTCAACTTCTGTTACGCCGCCTACTGAAATAACCGCTATGCCGCCGGTGAGTTTTGCGATTCTCTTTTCTAGTTTATCCTTGTCGTCTCCTTCTGATTGGGCGTGATTCATTTTTAGATTATTTATGTGGTCATCGTAAACATCTCCGTCCTTCTCCCCTTCAATAACGATGGTTTGGTCTTTGGAAATGATAATCTTTTTTGCCGCGCCTAGATTTTGAAGACTCATTTTTTCAATAGCGATTCCTTTTAGGTCAGAGACAAACGTGGCTCCTACTGATACCGCCAAATCTTCCATTTCGTCAATCCTGCCTGCGCCGAATGATGGGTTTTTTATCACACACGCCCCATTTAATGCCGGCAATTTGCCATTCATCGGCTTGGTGTTTACAATAAGAAAGGCAAGGGCTTCCCCATCCATATCATTGCAACATATAAATAGCGGTCTTCTAGTTGATGCCGCATGTTCAACAACTCGTTTTAGCTGCGCTATTTTGCTTATTGATTTTTCGTATAGTAGTATAATAGGGTCATTTAGTTCGCATTCTTGTCTCGGATTATTGGTGTTGAAATGTGGTACAATCCATCCGCTATCAATCTTCACTCCTTCAGTAACCTTTATTTCTGTTACTTCGCTAAGCGATTCTTCAATATTGATTACTCCATCACTACCAATTTTTGCATAGGCTTCTGCAATAAGGTTACCTATGTTGGTGTCGTTGTTGGCGGCTATGGTAGCAATCTGCCGTATCTTTTCAATGTCATTCCCGATAGGAGTAGCCATTGCCTTTAATTGCTCTACCACATCTTCAGTGGCGGCATCAATACCTCTTTTTAGTTCCATAGAATTTGCGCCACGTTCAATTAATGCCAGCCCTTCGTTAACAATAGCCCTCGCAAGCACAATTGTTGATGTAGTCCCATCTCCTGCATGGCTCATTGTTTTTTCCGAGGCTTCCCGGAGCATCATCACGCCACGGTGCTCGGCGGGGTCAATCAAATTAACCTCCCGCGCAACAGTAACGCCGTCTTTCGTTACTCTCGTTTTTAAATGAAATACATTATAATCCTGCGTGTAAGAGTTCCCAATGAGAACGTTTTTGCCGCTAGCCCCAAGGGTCACCGATACTGCGTCAGCGATAACGTTAACTCCTTTCTTTAATTTTTCTCTTGCTTCTTTTGCGAATAAAATTTTCTTTTGCATATTTAATAATTAAGGTCGTGTGATAATCCAATCTTTGATAAATTTCGGGTGAGTGCCACTAATAGGCTTTAGGTCTTCTTCGCTAAACCACAATCGCCAATCAAATTCTTCGCTTTGGTCAAGTTTTGGGTCGTGGTCTATACCAAATACCGTTTCTTGCATATTGGTCACCTTTGCTTTCATCACCTCTCTTTTCCTTACGAAGCCATAGTGATACATTTTTATATAATATTGCAAGCCCCATTCTCCTTCGGCACCTATACTCTCCCCATCGCCAACAGAATCGTATTTTATTTTAGCAAGTCTTATTGGGCTTGTATTGCATGGTTGCCTGTGCTGCCCTACACTTAAATAACTATTGCAGTCTCTCCAAAGATTTATCCTGTGAACCGGGAATGCCTCTTTCCCGGTCTCTATAGCTTTCCTTATATCGGGAAACGAATATTCATGGACAATTTCATCGCTCTGCAATAAAAAATAATAATCGGTGGTCAAAAACGATTTAGCAATGTTTTGAAAATACGAAAGTCGCTCTTTCCCTTTTTGCCGGTACCATTCTAAAGAATCTAAGACGACGACCATAGTGTGTTGGTCTTCGTATGTCTTACAAATTTCAACGGTGTTGTCGTCACCATCTATTGCAAGCACAACCACTTCGTCACATAATTCCTTTAGGCATACGATGGCCTCTTCAAAACAATAATCGTACTTTACGCCCTCCCTTATCATTAATATGCCGCCTAGTGTCATGGTATAAATTTTCCTTTTAGGTCAATGTGCTCATAATCTTTCAGCCTGTCTTTTATGTAATATCTCCTGCGCATTACTTCTGAATATCGGTCACCGTGGTTATCCAAATCCCAAGATACTTTTCCTATGTGGTCAAACCGCTCATACGGCATACTCACAATTTCAGAATCTTGGTTCCAATGTTTGCGATTGATTGGAAGATTTTCAAAACCATTTTCCTTCATTTTATCCCAATGCCAAGACCCCACATCGTATGTCCAATCACCAACTGCCGGGTCACGGAAATATTTTACGCCGCGATTGCGCATGGCGTATATGTCAAAAATCCAAAACCAAGGCGAAATTCTATCTTTAATGTGAATGCCATTCATTTGATTTTGGTCAATAAGTTCTCCAACGCTGATTCGTTTGTCGCCAAGTTCCCAAATGTAATCATATACGTTGTTATGATATTCAACATCGGTATCGTTTAGTATCACGTACCTAGTTTTTATGTCGTTATACACATGGTTCAGCGCATTCTCATGGCCTATATTTTCTTTGAGGTCAATAAACGGTATTCCGTTTTCCTTAAGCCATTCTTTTGACCCATCCGTAGAGCCGTTGTCAACCAAGCAAAGCCGTATCGGGCGAAGCGAATGATGATGCTCAACAAACGATTTTAGCAACAACTCAACACATGGTTGTTGGTTCCAGTTCACCGTCACCAAGGTAATCTTATCGCTCATGCCTTTTGAATTATGCCTATCCCAAGATAGGGTGGTTCGTGAGAAATTTCAGTTACATTGACACCTGCCGCTTTTATCTCCTTCCACAATGCGACTACGCCTAGTTCGCCAATAATGTCATGGAAAAGGCAATAACCACCGGGGCGCACCAACGGGAAATAATTAAAATAATCATCTCTTGCTTCGTGATACGCATGGCCGCCGTCGATAAATAACCAATCAACCCCATCCGGGAATGTTTTTAAAACCGATTCCACCATTTCGGGGTTTGATGAATTTCCCTGAAATGCAACAAGGCTTTGCCCATCCTTTAGCCACGAAAACCACATCTCTTTATTTCTCACTTCTAAATCTATTGACACAATCTTTACCAGCCAATCTGCCTTATCCATCCAATGATAAAGCGTTCCGCCGTACAGACTGCCTATCTCTAGTACCGTTTTTGGTTTTACTTTTTGATAAAGGTCAACCATCTCAGCAAGTTCTTTGGAGTTCTGTAATGTTTCTACCGGGCAAAAGAGACTCATGGTTTACATTTTTTTAATGATACAAAGGCCGCAACTCACGAATATAGACTCTATTTTCAAATCAAAATAAGTTCCGCCATATTTTTTTACTGCTTCTTTTTTGTTAGAGCATAGATTATCGTGACTTATACCGTCGCTCATGTTTACCTCGCTGACCATTCTCTTTACCCGCTCTATGGAACTTCTCCCGCTGTTCCACCGACTATCATAATCGCATAGCATATCTTCAATGACATAATTACCGCCCGGTTTAAGATAGCGAAAAAGAGTCTCGAAAGTAAGTACAGAATCTTCGCTCATGTGGCTACCGTCTTCGATAATTATATCAAAATGCTGGTCGTATTGCTCACCAAACACTATTAATTCGCCGCGATTGCTGTGGTCAACTATGTGTGTTTTTATTCCTAGTTCATGCAGGTACTCATAATCGCCACGCAGGTCGATGCCGTGAATTTCAGAGTGGGGAAAATATTTATGCCACATTCGCAATGAATCGCCCTTATCAATGCCTATTTCTAGCAGATTAATTGACTTGTACCTTAGTTGGTCAAAGAATATGTCGTAATACTGGCAGTAGGAATGACCACGACTTGATTTATCGGTACCACATTCAATAGCTATTTCGTCAAGTGTTCGCATTATCATATGTGTTGCTGTTATAAAAAATATATCTCCCGCGCCCTTCGCAGGCGTAAAATATTTCGTCGCTTATCTTTTTTGCCTTATAGCCATAAAACTCAAAAATATTTATCCAATACTGATAAGGCTGTTCGTTGGGATGGTGCAAGTGTGGTTTTGTTACACCAACTTCTTCGCTACTCCACCATATCACATCTGAGTGTTTTACTAAATTTGAAACTAGCATAGCACTAAACGGAGGCTCAATATGCCCTGCTACTTCGGTGCAAAGAGCAATGTCAAACTTTCTATACGGCTCTGCCATTGGTTTGCGAAAATCCTGCGCATCTGCAAAAAATATTTTTCTGTCAAAACATTTCGCAAGACCACTTTCAGCACCATCGAATCCCCAAATGTGGTAACCTCTTTTAAAAAATTCAGATGTGAACCACCCTCCCGCTGCCCCAAACTCTACAATTGTTTTTAGCGGCGCTCCCGACAATAATTCATACGCCCGGACTACGCTATCGCAATAGGCCGTAACCACCGTTTCTGAAACGTGGTCTGTTGAAAAATATTCGTAAGGATAATCATTGTTTAGTTCAGCGATACGAAACGCATCTTTATCTGAGGGGTCATTCCACCAGCCTGCTTTTGCTTTATAGCCCATATCTTTACCATCAACGTACATCATAATTTTTTCAATAAACCGATTTGTTCATAAAATTGTTTGTTCTCCTGCACGACCTTCGGGAACGTTTCATCTACTCGTACAAACCGCCAAAGGTCAGTTCCCCACATTGATTCCCCTCGCTCAAACTTTCGCTCCAAGTTGTTTAACAAATCCGCCGTAACCGTTTCTGTATGCGCATAAGAAAATAACTTTTCTCTCATCTTTGCTACGCCGCCCAAAAAACTCATGTGCCACCCTGCATCAAGGATAATGGTGTCGTGGCCGCCGTTACGAAGTTTGTTTGGGGTAGTTGTCTTTAGGTGCGCGAATGTAGTCAACTTCGGGACTTCCCAACACTGCGCTCCTTCAAGGCAGTTAATATAGTAACTATATTTATCCATCTTCAGCCCCGCTACAATATGTACGCTTGCGTCAAAAAGGCGTATTCTGTCCGGTCTTGCAATTTCGTCCAAGTCGCTTATAATAATCAAGTCTTCATCTTCTGCATCATAAAGGCCGGCAATGATAGCATCCCTTTGTTTATTTTCTGCAAGCCAATAGTCGCCGTTGTTTGGGAGTTCGGTTATGATGTGGCGGATATTATAGTCTTTGAACAATTCCTTATTCTCTTCAAAGTATAGCGGCTTTGGTAGCCCCGTATGAGTAGTAGTGGCCTCTACGAGCACATGAATGGGGTCTAATTCCTTTAGCGTTTCAAGTCTTATTTTCAATAAATCCAGTTCGTTAAAAAACGGAAAGCAATCATATACTTTCATATATATATTTAAATGATGGGTTGTCTATTAGGTGCGCAAATGTAATTTCGTTTTTAAGCAACCACTCCGGGTGGGAAAGGTCAAGTTCTATTCGTTTCAGTTTTTCTCCGCTCCAAAAATTTTCTTTTGCCGTAACAGCTTCGTGGTTGGCCTCATTGTTTAATTCTTGGTGTGAAAATGTTTTCAATTTTTGGTGCGCCCTGTTCCAAAGGTAACTCCAATGCCACCCCGCATGATGAAGAGAAAAATCATACCCGCTGTTCCTTACAGCTTCCGGTTCTTTGTCTTTAAGATAGTGCCATGACATAATTCTCGCCCTATCCCATGATTGTGCTGATTCTAACCAGTTCAGGTAATACCCATATTTATCCATGATAAGCGCGGCAAACTCTACTTGTGGCTTAAAAAGATTAATCTGCCTAGCCCTTGGCACTTCGTCAATATCTGATATGATAATAATGTCGTCATCCTTTGGTTTTAATTGGAGCAGCGAATCTATGATTTTATTTCTCTGAATGGCCTCCATCTCCCTAGGGGTTGCTCCTGACGGAAGGCCAACCATAAAATGATAGACTCCTTCGGTAGTAATCCGCTCAATACTTTTACTCTCGTCGGTGTGCGTTACATTAGCCTCTACGCAAACACAGGCAACAGGTTCTTTGCATAGGCTCATTTCGTTTATCCGAATGTCTAACAGTTCCCGCTCTCCATTATATATGAAACAATCGTATATCACTCAAAGAATTGATTTATGGCATTAATTACTTTGTCTGTTTCAAAATTCGTACACGGCGGATTGTTTTTATCTATGTAGCAATCCTGACCCGTTGTTGACACCACTTCGTTCCAGCAATACTTTTTTTCGCAGCATGGGTGATTGTTCACGATTTCGATGTTGGACATATCGGGATAAATATATTCTGGGTTGACAGACCCAACGCATATTACCGATGGTACATGGAACGCTGCCGCAATATTTGAAATGCCACTATCTATGCCAACAAAAAGAGAAGCGCCTGCCATGAGGTAGACTAGCATGTTAACAGTTACCGTTCTCATATCAATCGCTCCTTCGATTGGTAAGTGCGGCGACATTCCCGCTTGGATAACGATGAATCCTTCGTCGTGCAAACGTTCAACTACTTTTCCCCAATCCACTCCGTAAATATTACGCGATGGTTGGTCGCGCACATCGTTATGAATAACTGCATACTTACCTACAAAGAGTCGATTAAATTCATCTGCGACCATGTTCAATTTCGGGCTTCTTATTTCACCATCGGTAATGCCTGCTCTATCATAATAACTTTTCAAATGAAGTTGTTTTGGATTTGTTTCATATGCACCATCCAAATCAATAAGCGTATAAGGAACGCGACCATCTGTTAGTTGCGAAATATGCCTGACGGGGAAATAGTGTTGCGAATAAATCATCGCAAGATGCAGCGGCGCATCTATAACAACATTATATCCTTTATCAAAATAATATTTAAGCAGCGGTTCTACGGCGACCAAATCCCCTAACGCACCAGTTCTTTTAACCACAACCGTTGGCTTAAATTGTTTATGAAATTTTCCGTGGAACCCAAATGTTTTTTGTGACGGCTCTCTGAGTTCAAACGAAAACTTATCAGCAATATCTTCCGGCGCAAACTTTATGTTATACTTGCGTTCAAGATAGTGACGATATGTTCTGCAAATCGCATCATCCTCCGGGTGAACCGGCAATATAAATTCATCACTAGCTAATATATCATGCAGCCTTTTACTACGAAGACTAAATCCCCCGTTGCCAACGTTTCTACCGTCGATATACAGCCACGGCGCACCTATATAATCGTACTCCAAAAATCCATCATCCCACACGCTTCCGTCAAGAACCCATGCGTCATGCTGAATAATAAGCACATAATCTGTACTTATATACTTGTGTAGTTCCTTTATGACGAATGTTGAGTAGGCTTCCTTTGAGTCAATTTTTGGAATTTTTATTATCTCAAACGGGAAGTTTGGGTTGACGGCGGAAATATCTGTCAGGAAAATAGTCTTAGCGGGAGTGATTTGACTCAGGCTTTTTCTGATTGCCTGAATAGCTGGACCGTAGTTTACACAGTCAATGATGCAGAGTGTTACATTTGGCAAATTGGTCATTCGGTCTGTTTTAAAAGTTCATGAAATCTATATTCTAAAGACTCTTGCTGCGTGAAATTATACCCATCCTTCCCTGTTGCAAAGGAGTTGGGATAAACAGTACATACCTCTAGTATTCGTTTTGTTTTTTGCGCATCGGCTAAGTGCCACGCTAATGATTGATTAAAAATCCCAAATCTAGCCGAAGATATTACTTCAGCTAATTCTAAAAAATTTGTCGCGGTGAATAATGGAATTTTTAATTTGAATTGTTCGCAAAAATCCTTATGCTCATGTTCGAGGCCAATAAAAACAATTTTGTCTTCATAGTCCTTTAGGAAAAAATATTGTATATAATGATTCCTGTAGCGAGTGGTGCGGTTAATAACAATCTTATCAGCAAACCCTTCCCGCTTCCCACCAACATGAATCCAAGGCACACTTAAGTCACACGCTAGTTGCGGATGAATAAGGGTAGGCCACGCATGAATATCTCCACCCGGTAATGGTATTTGGGATGATTGCCGCGTTTTATCAATATCGAAATGAACTTCCTGCCCTTCCCACACTTCAAATGATTGAATATATGGTTGCACCATTAGCAGCGGCTTCATCATATCGAACACTTGCTGATTCATACATACCTGCTTCCCGTCCTGTTGTACTGGGTGCTGCGCATCATCATAATAATAAGCGGGAAGACCTAGCCTTTGGTAGATGGTGGTCTTTTTTTTAAGCGACATATATAGGTTTTGGAACCCCGGTAGGATGGTAATAAGGTCGCCAGCGTTAAATGAATGAAGGCAGGTTATAGCCATTTATTGAAAAGTTTTCAAAAAATATTGATTTTTTTAATTATTTTTGAACGTCAACAACATTTTTTAACTACAACTACTAGAAAATGGCTACGTCAACGTTAATTCCTATTCCGATATACCAAATCGGAAGTCAGCAATTGATTGACAGAACGCTTTACCCCTTTGGTAACATTATGATGTTCGCTGGTGCGTCTATTCAGGTGCAACCAAATACGGGTGCTACACTGCAACAGCTTCAGGCTTGCGGCGTGGCAGGAGCGGCGTTAATCTACAGTTCGGTTCGCACCGCTGCGATTCCGGGCGCAATTTTCTTCTCTAACCTGACACCCGCAGCTATCCAAACGCTTGCAAACGCTTAGTCTGGTTTGTAAAAGAGCATTCTATGAAAAGCCTCGAAGTCGGGGCTTTTTTATTTAGCGAAATCCCGTATCTGCTACACCCAATCTTCCCGCCTCCATTATTGGTACGCCTAGTTGCCCCGATGGAACATATATCACTTGCTCACGGCCTTGATTTTCCTTTAGCGATTCTGTCCAAAACCATTGAAGGTATTCTTTGGTGATTGACTTACCGATAATTTCATTAGCCCTTGCGGTTCCATGTGCTCTTAAAGTATCGGCTTCAGATAACAATGCGGCACTTTCTTTTTTTGCTTTTGCTTCTGCTACGGCTACCTCTTTCGCGTATTGCGCATGTGCTAACATGGCTTGTCCTTCCTTTCTTTGCTGCCACACTTTATATTGCGGCCATCCGAACAAAAAGACGGTGACGACTGCAATAGCGCCAATGATGGCGAGTGTTGTTTGCTGTTTATTCATAATTATTTTTTTGTTTTTTTGGCCGCGCTATCCTGCTGCACCCGTTGTGTTTGGAAAAAGTTAACTATCCCCGCTTGGGTTGCGCGAAGTTGGTCGGCATCCGGCGCAGACATTGTATAACCAGTATTCCGTATTGAAGCCCTCCATACGCTATCCATAAATACATAAGTGGGACTATCCACGGCGAACATATATGTTTTAATGACCGGCGAGTGTCGCTGCGTGGGTCGTGCGTCACTATCTCTATACCCCGCGATGCACAAAATCGAAATAATAAAAATAGAAAATATTGAAACTGCTGCGTGGTTGATGGCGGTTCGTTTGTTCATATTATTTTTTTTCTTTTTGAATTTCGTTTTCCATTTTTTCTATCGCCGCTTGCTCAAAGAACCAACCAATTCTCCAACCCTTGCTATAGGCGAATGACCTAAGTTTGTGGTATGATTTTTTTGGAATTGCCACATTTTGCGTGGCTTGTTTTTTCACCTCCTTCCCGTTATGGTCGTAATTTGGCATGGGTCAAAAATAATACAAATGTTGATTACACCAAAATAATATTTGGAAATGTTATTAAATGTTATGTATCTTCGTACAACAAAAGCAAAAACACAATGGCAAAGAATAGCAACCAAGAAGTGATACCGCCATACAAATGTGTAGAGTCGCTTAAACGATTTAATGACCTTCTTTTCGGGTATCGCCAAACCTATGATATGTTGCTGCAATTCACAAAGACAACCCCTACAGAAAAACACTCCCTTAGAGAACAATTAGTAAAGATTGCAGAAGAGCATAAACGCAACATTGACCAATTCTACCCCGAATGACATACGACAGAGAACAATACCGCCGAATAAAACTAGGCTTAGAGAAAAAAACTACCGGGGCAAAGCCAAAGAAGCCAATAAAAAAGGTCAGCGATAAACGAAAGGTTGAGTTAGCTGAAGAAAAAGAGCAACTAGCCTTAGTTAATGCAGCTAGGCCGATTGGTGTGTTCCACGGGAAACAAGACGAGAAAGAAGAAGTAAATCAATGGTTTGATTATTTCATGGAGGTATCTGAGCCGGTGTGTGCTGAATGCGGATTTAGGGCTGATTGGTTAAAATCGCCGGGTTATGAAAAAATTTGGCGGGCGTGTCAGGCTCATATTTTACCTAAGAAAAAAAATTACGGCTTCCCCTCTCTTGCGTCAAATAGGGATAATCATATAGTTTTGTTTCCATCGTGGGGCGGTCATTTATGCGGATGCCACGGGTTCTATGATTCAAATTGGTACAACGCTACTACCATGAAAATTTGGCCGCGAGTGGTAGGTGTGTTTTTAACAAAGTTGCACCCAATAGTCCCGCCAAAAGAAAACAAGAACATACCGGAGGTGTTGCTAGCGTTGTTAAAGTAAGTGGGGTATATGTATATGATTTGATAACTGGCTAGTTCTGTACGGGGGAAATGAGTTCTTAAAAATATTTTTCGGTCAGCTACGTAGGGGTGCACCTCGAATGATAATGCCGTTAATCATTATCAGCGTATAAAACGAATGGGATTACCGGGCTGTAGGACGTCCCCGCCAAATGTCATCGGTGTAATAGCGGCAAAACCATTGTCGAGCAGACATACAAATCGTGACAACCCGGAAAGACGGGTTTTTCAAGGCTCTTATAAATACATACTGTGATTGGGTGTAGTGGCGGAATAAATTATTTTATGGTAGTGGGGGAGTTGAATGATTCCGTTGCAACGGATGAAATAGGAAGGAACGCCGAACGGCTCCCCACACCGCCAAACCTAGTAAATAAAACAAAGCAACATGAGTATTGAAACTTTATTATATGCTACGGAGACAACGGCAGCAAAAGAGCATCGTTGTGATTTTTGTTGTGAAAAAATAAAGGTGGGAGAGGTTTACATGAAATCTACCCACAAGCATGAAGGGACACTTTATGATTGGAAAACTCATAAGCATTGCGCCCAAATAGCAACCCGACTTAAAATGTATGATGATGCGGATGAAGGCGTGACGGGCGATAGTTTTCAGGAAACAATACACTGCGTTCACGATGATTTGTTAATTGATTTGCTTGTTAAAATAGTTCCGAAGGAAGATATACTGAAATTAAGAGATATAATTCAGCAACTACGCCACGTAAGTTTCAGATACAAGCTATCTTATGTTATAAGACATTACAATAAAATTGACAAAGCAACACCTAACAGTTAAAACAATAGGTTATGAAACCATTTTGGCACGAAATATCGCAATCGGAAATTGATGGCCTTGTTGAAAGGAAAGTTACTACTCAGTTTGTCATTGATAATTATTCTCAGCCGACATGGTGCAGTTATCCGGATGCATTAATGGGTGTAATGGGTTGCTGGTCACTTACCGACAATGAGCCAAATGGATTAAGGACAAATATTTCGCCTGAATATTGCGCTACTTGCCCTTGTTTCAAAATGCTGAATAGCGAACAGAACGTACAAGTGAGTGACACAACAGGCGATGATAGTAGTACAGGCGATAGCAAAACAATTTAATTCACCAACAGGTAAACAACAAACCATGACAGAGGAAAATGAATATATAAAATATGCGCAGGCTATGGTAAATTGGTTTTTATGTAGGGAAAAAATATTATCAACAAACAAATTAACAACCATGACAGATACTTTAAATATTGAGGACGACCTTACTGGCAAGATTAGTGACTTAATAGTTGGATTAAAGGGTATGTCCCTTCATGGCAGTAAAATTAGGGCGATTAAAGATTTCGTTGATGCGGAAACCCTTACGTGGAAAACAAGGTCAGAGAAATGGTCTAAGCGATGCTCTGATTTAACGCAGCTATTAATTAAAAAAGAAACCGAACTACAATCACTAAAGGATAGAAATGAGAGGTTGAAAATAGATATTGGTGTATTGAGAATAAAGGTATTGGAAGTATGCAGCCAGACACAAATAGATATTATCCTTTCTGATCACGAAACTAAAAGTAAGTAATATGGAACAGCGAGAAATAAAATTCAGGGCATGGGACGGAGATAAAACTCTTGGCTATAAAGAAAATGGCTATCAGTTGAGAAAGGTATCATACCATCCCCATGCCAACAAAAGGGGGTATTTAATGGAGCATAGATTGATAGTAGAGAATCAGTTGGGCAGATATTTAGTCCCGAGAAAAGAACTTGTTCATCACATTAATGAGATTCGAGACGATAACCGCATTGAAAACCTTAAACTAACTAATCCAAAGGATCATGCTGTTGGTCATTTGGGTGAAAGGAATCAGAACGGAGCATTTATTAGCACATCACCCATCTTCGATGAAAAAAAGTTCAGGCTATATGATAAGGATAGAAATATAACAACAGTCTTTACGCTGGGTCAGCTTATCTCAAAAACGTTCAGACGCGGAAAATTTGAATACCGGGGAACCTTTACTGGCCTAAAGGATGACAGCAATAAAGAAATTTACGAAGGAGACTTAATTCGGTTTTTGAATGGTAACATTTTGTGGGTTGAATGGAATGATGACACTTGCCAGTTTCAATTTTCAGACGGTAGTCCAATTAACGACGGCGAAACATACAGCATCTACAAATTAATAATCGGCAATATTTACGAAACCCCAGAACTATTATCCAAAGAAACTAAAACCACGTAAGATGAAAAAAGGAACTTATGTTTCACGGGCTGCATTTGCAAAGATGCAGGGAGAACGGGATAGGCTGCTAAAAGATATTTACACTTTTGCGATGGGTGATATACCCGATGTTATCTTTTTGCGGTCTAAATGGAGAGAGAAATTTCGAAAGGACAAATGGTTAATTGATGCTTTGAAAGAAGCGGCCAAAACCTATAAAGATATTACTCCAAAGCAGCCTGATTTAGGCGACCCAAAAATTGATTCGGCAAAAGGAGCATTTAAATAAATTAAACCCCATAAGCATCATGGCAAATAAAATACGAAAATATAAATTAGAAGAAGTTTTTGATTTCCGACTTGGCGGTTGGCGTGTAACAAATAATGCAACACTTGAACTAAGAGGTAAAACCGAGAAGGGGTCAGAAATTCATTTCGAAGCGAATATTCCCGTGTGGTGGTTTGATGATATTGCAAAGTCAATGTGGCGGGTTATCGAACAGCAGCAGAAACAAATTGATGTTTTAAAAGCAGCAATGCAAACCCCATAAGCTATGTCAGATAAGAAACGAACCAGCGTTGAAATAAATGTCCCTATTAAGGCGATTGAATTTAAGGACAAGGCCACTGATATGTGGATTATTTATTCAGCAAAATATAATCTTTCGGCCTATGGCCGATTTAGGGCGGATGCTATCAGAATGTTTCAGGCGGAAGTGAAAGAAATCTTAGTAATGACAACGCCAAATTCACCAGCAAGAAAAGGGCTTAAAACTAAAACTCATGGAAAACAACAACCAATCGGGCACAAGTGAAAAACTCTATAGAGCAGTAAAATATGATGGAAATGTGCCCCCCGAAAAGGCATTACCATACTTTGTAATAATGGAAGGCGGAGCAATGGGGACGGTGTGGCCTAAACATTTTCATAGATGGTCAATCAAAGAATATCTTATCGAACTCCCTCCATCCATTCAAGATAAAGATGCAGAACTTGATTTGTATAAAAAGAAGGTAGAGTTTTATCGGGAGACAACTGATAAAGTTAGGGAGTTTATTTTTGGTAGGAACGATATTGGAGAGCCGAATCAGCCACTATTCGATGCAATTCTAGATAAGTTTAAAGAGCAAGATGCAGAGATTGAGAGATTGAAAGGATTATTGAAGAGTGTATATATATCGCTTTCTTTTGAGTTAAGCAATGCTAGTGAGGATGACGCCCGAAGCACACAAAGTATAAATGAAGAAGTTGAAGAAGAGTGGTACGAATATTCAAAACTAAACAATCTTTAAAAACTATTACCATGAGCAATACAGAAATAGAAGCGTTAATGGCAATCAGAAAGAAATTAAACGTCACGGAGGGGAATCACGGCCAATTATATCGGCACGTACAGGAGTGTATTAATGATATTGATAATTTTCTTGCAGCCCCTTCCCCTACTTCAGAAGATAAAGATGCAGAGATAGTGAGACTGAAAGAATTGATTAAAAAAGCATGGAATAAGTCTTATGATTTATCGAGAGATGCACTTGAAATTGACGGCGGCTACTATAAACATGAAACGTTTTCCGCATTCAAAAACGAAAACAATCTTTAATACCTATTTTATGAGCAATACAGAAAGAGAACCGAAGGTTTACGTTTTTGAAGGAAGAAATCAAGATGGGCGGCAGGAGTTGACTATCCTTGTAAACGGAGAACATTTTAGCGAACCTCAAATAAAAAAAATAGAGCAATATTTTAATTCATCCCAACCCGCAGTAAAGGAAGGAATCGAATATCAACTTTGTCCGAAATGTAATGGCGTTGGAGATGTTTACTTCCCGTTTAGGTCAACAGGAACTACTTTGGTGAGTGGTGGTCTTGGTATTTGCGATGTATGCGGCGGGGCGAAGATTATTCCAAAATATTATCCAGCAAAGGAAGCCACCCAAAATATTGATAAAGAAAAAATCATTTATGTTTTACGGGGGCTATTGGCTATCCATGAAAAATATTCACACCAAAACTGGAACGAAGATCATTACGCAGACAACGCCAAAAAACTTATTGAATTACTAAATGAAAATACTATTCAGGAAGCCACCCAAGAGGAAGCAATAGAGTTTGGATTGTTTATCGAAAAACACTGTCATGAAGTATATGATGACCCGGCCGATAAATATACGTGGGAAACCGATTTGCCAGAATACAAGGCTGATTATTCCATACCCGAACTATACCAAATTTTCAAACAATCAAAGTAAGTAACAATTTAAAATAAAATAATATGTCAAACTTTAGAGACCGCCTTTTAGAAGAAAAGGCACAACTTGATGACCGCCGGACAAAACTTGTAGCATTTCTTGAAAGTGAGAAGATCGACACTATTGATTCGGTTCAGATAACCATACTGAACATTCAATCACAGGCAATGCTAACCTATAGCCAATGCTTACTGGAAAGAATTGCAAGGCTTCCCGTTCCCGATGCGGTTCCGGCCAATTAATCTTTAATCCGTGCCCCAAAAAACAATTCAAGCAAACAATCAAAACAGTAAACCATGACAACTATTGAAATGGCCGTAATATTCACTATTGTTTATGGCTTCGCCGCTGGAATTTATATAGGCAGAAAAACATCAAAGGCTAAATATTGGAAAGAAAGATGTTTGTCGGCTGAGGAAATAATTTCAATATCTGGAATCGTTAATTGCGAAGGTTACGATAATTGGCAATCACTAAAAAAGCAACAACCATGAACATTCCCCCCTTTACTTGGATAGAGATAAAAGAAGGAAACCCTTTGCCAGAATTGGATGAGGATGTGCTTTTTAAATTTTCTAATGGTAATTGGGGTAGATTTTCGTTGAGAATTTTACGATTGAACTCAATCATACCCGCAACCCATTGGATGAAAATACTCCAACCAGAGGAAATGAAAAATCAAAAACAGGAACAATGAGCGCATTGACAAACTTTCTTTATGATCGCCTAAATCAATTAGAGAATAGGATTTTATCTATTACTATTTATGCCGATAATCCTAACTCATTCGCTGGTAAGAAAAAAGATTTTTCATTGAAAGATATACCCAAATTGCATAAAGAAATTAATGAAACCAATGCGGCGTTGAGAGGAATAGCAGAGTGGAATAAAGCAAAAAAAACAATAAAACCACAATCAACCGAACAATAAAACACTTGAAGTATGATATATGTTGAAAACTAAATTTGGAAATGCCACATAGATTATATTAAGTTTGTAACACCTTTTAAGCAAACAATGATTTTTAATTTCTCATACTATGATTTTTTTGCCGTATATTGCGGCCAATATCGTTTAATAAACATTTTTTGCTTAAAGGTGCGGAGGCTCGGTCATTAATTTGACCGGGCTTTCTGTTTTTTATTAACCGCTATATCCATATCATTTTGAAATGGCTAAAAGATTTACGTCAACAGAAATTTGGGAAGAAGATTGGTTTATAGAGATGCCACTAGCATATAAGTTTTTTTGGTTTTATATGAAAGATAAGTGTGACCATGCTGGAATGTTTAAGGTAAATACAAAGACTTTCAATCAATTGCATGGTGTTAAAATAGATAGTGATTTAGCGTTTGAGTTATTTAACAAAGGCAAAAAAAGATTACGCAAGGTGAATGGAAGTTGTTGGCTAATAGAGGAATTTTTCACGTTTCAGTACGGAGACAATTTTAATGGTAATAATAGGCTACACGAGAGTATTGCGAAGATATATGATAAGGTTGAGGTCAAGTTGTCCTCAATTAGAGGACTAAGGGTGGTCAAGGATAGGGTCAAGGATAAGGATAAGGTATAGTGTATTTCTTTTATTTCTTTTTTGTTACTTTTTTCTTTTTTTCTTTAAAAACGAACAATGTACTACGACAAGTTATCAGACCTAGGAATTAAACTCAGCCGCCGGATGGGAAATGAGAAAACAAAATGCCCGCAATGCTCTGACGGAAGGAAGAATAAAAACGATAAACCACTTTCGGTAAACATCACCACTGGGGAGTATAATTGTCATAATTGCGGCTTTAAGGGGAATGTAAGAAGTAAGGAAAGGCGATTGGATAAAAAGAAGTACGAGAAGCCACCACAAGATGTACTACGAAATTTAAGCCTTAAAGCGGCTGTGGTGTCTTGGTTTGCTAGTAGGGGTATCTCCAAAAGCACACTTGATAAGTTTATGATTTTTTGCAAACAAGAGTGGATGCCCCAAACCCAAAAAGAGGAAAGTTGTATTTGTTTCCCATATTTTAGGGATGGGGAAATGGTCAACATTAAGTACCGGGACGGCAGAAAGAGTTTTAAGATGGTTAAGGACGCAGAATTAATTTTCTTTAATCTGAATACTATTGGTGAAAAAAAATATTGCATCATCACGGAAGGAGAAATTGATTGCATGAGTGTGTATGAGGCGGGGTTTGGGGTTGACCAAAAAGCAAACGACGAAGGGGAATTAATGAACGAAGAATTTTCAAAATGGTGCGTGGTTAGTGTTCCTAATGGTGCAAGCAAGGGGAATCAACGCATGGAGTACCTTGATAATTGCTCTGATTGGTTTGTTGGATTTCACGAAATAATCATCGCCACAGATGATGATGAGGCGGGGATAATATTGAGAGATGAATTGATTAGGCGGCTTGGAGTTGAGAGGTGTAAAACAATAAACTATCCCATCGAAGGGGTTGTCCCGATGCAAAACGGATTAAAAAGGAGATGTAAAGATTTTAACGAGGTGCTGCAATACTTAGGTAAGGAGGCTGTGTATAACTCCATCAATAATGCCGACCCTATCCCAATAGAAGGGGTTTATTATGTAGACGATATTTTCCCGTCCATGCTTGAAAATTTTAATAAAGGCATCCAACTTGCGCCAACAAGCCGGTTTGATGAAATGGATGAATATTTTAGGTGGAAGAAAGGTGACATAAACTTGTTTACCGGCTATGCAAACTGGGGAAAAACATTTTTTGTTTTACAAATAATGCTAACTAAGAGTATTTGGGATGGATGGCGGTGGGCTGTGTTTTGTCCAGAGAACTACCCCGCCAATGATTTTTATGATGACCTGATTGAAATGTTTGTTGGCAAATGGTTAAATCAAATGTCGGAGGAAGAATATACTTTGGGCGCAAAATTTATTGGTGAACATATTTTTTATGTTTACCCAGAAGACGGTCATGATATTCATTCAATAAATGAAAAATTTAGGTACTTGGTTTTAAAGAAAGGTGTTGACGGAGTGTTGGTAGACCCGTTTAATCAACTTGACCACTTACAAAAAGCATATCAAAGAGAAGACCAGTATATATCAGAGGTGTTGAAGGATATTAAGCGTTTTGCCCTTTTAAACAATTTGGTTTACAATATCATCGTTCATCCTAAAAATCCTACCTACCAAGAAGGGAAAGTGTTGCCCGTTGTTGACATATACGATATAGCTGGCGGAGCAATGTGGGGGAATAAGGCAGACCAAATAATTTCTTATCACCGGCCAAGATTCCATGAAGATAAAAATAGCCCAGAAGTAGAAATTTATCTTCAAAAAGTAAAGAGAAAAAGAACTGGTGGGAAACTTGGCAACTTCCCTATGACATTAATGTGGGCTAGGAAAAGATTTGCGGAAGAAAGCGGTAGGATGCCATGTGACCCGCAACTTTCAAAAATGCAAGGCTCGAAATTGCCAGCCGTAATGTCAAATGGTTATGTTTATTTACCCTATAAAGACGATAATGGAGATGCCGTTGATTTTTAAACCAGTTGTGCGGAATGTTAATACGCAGGATATTTATTTTTATCATGGTGAAAATGAATTTGAAAATATGCGAACAAAAAAGCGTGGAGTTGTTACTGATACAGCAGCGCAGAAAACATTTTTAATAAATCTTACCGCAAGCGAAATGATTAATGAGTACCCGCTGATAGCTGAGTTGATTAATAAATTGGAACTTAAATATGACGTACTTGGTGTGCAGAAATAAGGATGATGAAAGTTTGTTTATAACAACAAGAGCATCTAGGGAAGCAATGGTAAGCGCATTTAAGTTAGTCGGGCAGGTGGTTGATTCAAATGTTTTAAAATCATTCCCAACTTACGCCGAAGCTATGAAGTATAAAGTAAATATCGAAGACGTTAATAAAAAAATAGATAAGCTATAAGTCTATGAATAACCAAAGTTGTGCCGCCAAATCTATGAAACTAATTTTTTAAAAACATTTGTTATGAAACGAAAACATTCACCAACGTCTAAGGCGGCAGAAGCCTTTATTAAACCCTTTAAACCAAATCATAAACAAAAGGTGTTGGTTGGGTTAGAGAAGTTGCGTGTCGGAGGCACGTTTGAGGAAATAGCAAAATCATGCGCGATGAAAGATGCGCAGGTTTGGAAGCGCCTTTCAGAAATGGAGCGAGATGGAACAATATTTAATACCGGGGTAACGAGAAAACTTTCGTCCGGGCTGCCGGGGACGGTGTGGCAAAAATCTGGTATAATAGACGAGCCAAAAATGTGTGTTGTTTTTACCTTACCCGACGATAAACCTTCACAACAACAATCTTTGTTCCCATGACACCACAAATAAAGCCACAAAGACACCTTCAGGAAGATTTGATGATTTTTATGCAGGCATACGGAGGAGTAAAAGTGTCTGTGTACCAAGACATGCTAGTGTATAAAGTAACTCCCGGCTATGGGAAGAAGGCTGCGTTTAATGCGGGAATAATATTGAAAGATTTAGGGATGGATGATAGGCTTGAAGCCATCCCCGCCGATTGGCTATCGAATGATAGTTTTAGTATTGTTGAAAAAAATAAAACCGCCAAAAATGGAGAATAACCACACAACGGCAACCAAAGAGCCGATAGTATTTAACCGATACACAGAAAGGAATATGGGTGGCGCAACCATTACGTTTGACAAAAGCGCAAATAGGCACAGGCACATACGGTTTAATGCAATGGCGTGTAGGTTGATGGAACTTGGCTGGAACGATAGCGTAGAGTTTGTTAAAATAGAAGATGAGTGGTTTGTTTGCAAGACCAATCTAAACCGGGGATATATACTCAGGAGTTCCGGCACCGGGTATGGCCTTAGAGTACACGCTTCTTTGTTTATTGATAAATTTATGGAAGAGCTAAGGTATAGCGCCGATTCTATGACCTTTAAGTTACAAAAGACAAACCAAGAGTTAGCGGCGCAGTTGTTGTTTAAAATATATCACCATAAATCATTAAAATAAATGTCTGTCGCACCGGAGGACACTAAACTGACGATGCACCAAGGCCGCCATTGGTTGAACCACGTTATAATCGGTTAAAAAAATGACAACTGGTGGCGGCTTTTAATTTTAATAATAAAAATATAAGCGTATGTCACAAGAAGACAATCTTCAAAAACGACAGATGACATTTGGAGAAAAGTTAGTAAGTATTTCATTCAACCCATCTAATGACCCCAAGATTGATTACGTCAAGAGATTATGTGCAGAACTCGCGGATATGGTATGTCCTGACGGGGAAGAGGTCACGCCAATGCAGAACACGCTTCGCGGCCATGTTATCGGAGAAATTTTAAACTGCCAAATGAATGTTGTGAAATATCTCACGCTAAAATATTAACTTAGCGACTGTTTCGCATAGATTTTTGTTTTTTTATAGTTTTGAAAATTAGAAATCCCAACCCGTTCCCGGCTGTTGGGATTCTTTTTATGTTGCAAGCAACGATTATTAGATGAATAAAACCTTGCATTTCTATGCGGGGTTTTGTATTTTTGTGGTCGATAACTCATAAGTACGATTTTAACAACCGACCAGCGTTTCCACGCTGGTTTTTTTATCAGCAAATTTTGATTACTTTTAATCGGTGTTTAATAGGAACTATAAAAACTTAAAACTAATTATCATGAGCAACTTCGCAGATGTGCAGAGCAGGATTAACGCCCTCACGCAACAAATAGCAGACGAAAAACGGCAATTTGAGGTGGTTATTAGCAGCCTCAATACCACAATTACCGAAAAAGACAAAACCATCGCGGCGCTCCAAGACCAGCTAAACAACGCCGGCCTTAGTTCTGATGAGACAGACAAGGTTTGTGCGCAGCTTGACCAAAACATAAAGGACGTTTCAGATATTGTCCCCTGACCGGCTTGGTAAAAAATAAATTTGGAATATAATATTACATTACCGTACCTTAGTGTAATATTATTTGTTTATGAGTAAGCGATACAAACTATTAAAGGATTTGCCCGACCATGAAAAGGGGACAATATTTGTGTATGATAACAAAAGGTATAAGTATAAAACCGAATCAGAGGCCATCAATTATTGTGAACCATATTCGTGTTACATGAAAAAATACGTTGAAAATAATCCAAATTGGTTCCAACTCATTGAAGAACCACTCAAAAAAGAATGGGAGATAGTTGGCGCAATGGATGAGCGTGGCAACATTTGGTACACGGATATGTTACCTAGCGGGAGTGATAGTATTTATGCTGTTCGTCGCCTATCAGACAGGGAAGTGTTTAATATTGGAGATAGTGTTTGTTTAGAGGATTATCCATCTTTTGATGTAGTGCAGCCAATAGAAAAGTTTGCAATAGTGGGGGATAGAATATTTGCGCATTATCTACAACATGGGAATAGCGCAGGCAGCTATGAATTACAGTATATACGCAAAAATCCAAAACATATTCCGTCCAACAAACAAGAACCAAAGAAAGAAACAACGTGGGATGAATTGATTGAATTGGTAATTAGGTTAAAGAATAAAATGGTTAAGGAGCAAAATTTTGATTGCGCCGCAGCAATAAGAGAAGTGGAAAAATGTATATCGGCAGATATGGCATCAAGGATAAAAAGCAAGGAAAGGCCAGTCGGGGTAGCTATTGATGTTGAGAAAGAAACACCCTTTGAATGGACGATGGCGTTGGTTGAAGAATTTCTTGGTAGTATGACAGGAGTAGTGGCTACCCAAAAAGATATTGACGATTTCATTAAATCCAAGCAACCATCCAATAATATATTCCAACGAATGAACGATCTCACGGCAGAGTTAGAAAAATCAAGAAAAGCAACCATTGATGCAATGGAACAATCAGAAAAAGAATTAGCCGAACTTCATAAATTAAGACGGTCATCCAATACAGCAGATAGTAAAGAAAGAATTGAAGTGACGGAATTGGTAGAATTTGATAGGGCGGGAAGTTTCGTTAGTTGGCCCAGAAACAGGTGGCAGTATCTATTTTATACAGAAAACGATTGCAATATCCCAAAAGAAAAATTCCCATTAATCAAATCCGCCATTGAAAGAGTATTGAATGGTGAAAACATTGTTGTTTGGGATAAGGACGGGTACACCTATATGTCAGCTTGGAAGTACAATGAAGATTTGGAGAAAGCCTTTAATGCAGCAAGAGAAAGGCAAATGTCCCCAATTACATCAAATCCATTAGAATATCGTGGTGTAATAGATAGATACAAAACTTTTAAAGACTACAAAAACTCATTGAAATGACAAAGACCGAAATAATTAATAGGTTCGGAGTTCGCCAAATGCCAATGAAATATATTCTTGAAGCAATGGATGAATATGCTAAAGAAGTGGCTGTTGGGTTTGCTGGATGGATGGGGCAAAACAATGTCAAAGAAGCAAGTTCATTCGGAGATGTATGGTACATTGGAATTTTTTACGAAAAGACATATACCACCGAACAATTATTCAACCAATATCTCCAACACCTAAACCAATCTAAATGACAAGTGCAGAGGATATACTTAACAAAATGAATTTGGTTTATTACACAAATAAAGAGGAAACAGATTTAGTTGAGGGGAGTAAGAAAGACATTATTGAATCAATGGACGAATATGCTAAAGGGGTTACGATGGATTTTTGTAGATGGGTATTAGGTAGGATTGATGTTATATACCGTCCAATATGGAAAGATGCGTGGGAAGGTATGAGGCCAACAAAAGGAAGAATAGAAAATGAAATTATTTCAGATGATGACCTCTACCAACAATACATTGAATCATTAAACAACCAATCTAAAATATAAAGAGTATGAGCAAGACAGCAAAAAGAATTAAGGACAAAAAGCCAACCCAACTTAAACTTGCTTCTATGTCAGAACATTGGGTAGGCCGTACACCACCGAAATCTGGAAAGCATCGTTCACAAGAGATTCAGAAAATGAAAAGACGAAATAGAAAACGTAAATCAAAAATCCCCCAACCATGACACCCCAAGACAATCCCATAATAGACGATAAGGGTATAGTATCTGGAATGTGTAAGAGTACCTATAACCTAGCTATCACTGACGCATTAATAATAATCAATAAAATGAAACTTTATAGTTTAAATCATGGCTTAAAAGATGATTATTGGTTGATAGATAGCTACCAATTAATTTCCAAACTCAATCAACTAAAGAAATAAACAATGTGGGTAACTATTATTATAATATGGATGATTATTGTCTATCTGTTTTATAGTTTGCGTATGGCTAAAAAATTAGTAGCCATTCAGAGGTTATTATTAAGCGAGCAAAAAAAATTAATAGAACTGCAAGAAAAGGCGATTGAGGATAATAAACAAATTATTTCCTTGCTTAAACGTCTTCAAGCCATTACTTACACATAGTTTCAACTCAACTAAAGAAATAACACAATCACAATTCACGGCACGTAGTTTATTTTAAAAACCATTCTATATTTTTATTTCCAAAATTGCCACCAATATTTTTGTTGTATTTGGTCTAAGATTTTCTGCCCTTCAAAATAATGATGTACGTGATTTACTACAAATAAACAATCTAATTCATCCTCCATATTCACATACTCCCAATGATTTATAATTCCACTAAGATTACAATTTTGCATTGGATGGGTACAGTCGGTAGCTAAAAATCCTGCCATCGGGAAGCCGCCGTATATAGCGTTTCGTTCTTCGCCGTAGATAGTAAACACCTTTACGGGTTTGTTCATGTGTGGCAAATATTGTTTGGGGTCTATTTTCATGGCACATAATTGATTTTAAATACCATTCTATAAGTTAAGTTCCACCGATACCCAGAACTATCCCCGCTTACATAATCATAACTAAGCGGTAAGGCCAGCATACTATCAAGCACACTCCCGCAAGCATTTTGGTCTCGCCACATGGTATCTAATCTCAGCCAAATGTAACCAGATAAACCGTTATAACCCCAAGCGCGAACATCTCTGACTAGCATTACATCATCGCAACTAGCAACACGGCTTTGCGGTTTATTGCAGGATAGAAGAAGGAATAGTAGGATTATTTTTTTCATTGCTTGCCGTTTGATTGTTCCTTTGGTAGGGTTAAGCGTTTTTCTGCTTTCTCCATATTTGACCACGGCTCTTGTTCGGGGTTATCAATAAGGCTAATTTGATATTGGCAGCGGCCAAGAATACCGTCTATTTGGTGTGGCGTTAATAACTTCGTCTTTGCAAGTTCGATTAACGATAAGTATTTTTCTTTCGCTCCGACTTCGTGACGATTTATTTTTTTAAAGATATTAAGCAGCGAAACCCAGTTTTGGTTGTATGCTTCATCTGGAACTTTTCCCATTTTTGTTTGATTTTAAAAGTGATTGAAATTCGGCCTCCATATCTGATAGTAGACGCGGTTGTGGAATTTGATTCTTATTAACCGGAGCGTCTCTTTCTTTTTGAATACGCTTTTTATTTTCGGGCTTATTGTTGGCCGCTATTTTTCTTTTAGCCTTTTGCCAAAAATTAGACCGGCAGCTAGAACCGCAAAACTGCTTTTCGCGTTTTCCGGGGGTCTGCTTAACCTCTTTGTTACACTCTAAGCATTTCATAAATTAAAAGTAAACGAAATAAACGTTTATGCCAAAAATAAATAAACGTTTATTATATAGTATCTGTATTATCTAGCTACATTCACATCTCACAAAACATGTATGAATTGTAAAAAAATCTTTGCCGGGTTCCAATGTTGTCGCAAAACACAACACACTAGGGCGCGGCCAATATCTCCCGCTCCCGTTCAGGATGGCAGTAAACAGGACAACAGACCACACAAGGCCACAACTCCCAAATTTAGCCAGCTACACGAGCCACAGAGCCAATATAGGAGGGTTAACAACAACTAGGGCAACCATCAGATAACAGTTTACCCAATAACCATAAACCGGACAAGGCAGGACAAGCAAACAAGCTGACAATTGGGGCAAAGGAAATAGAGCCACCCGGTTCTGAGGTTTACGAAACCCTTCGTGGCCGCCCCCCAAAATCCGGGCGGGGTCTTCCGCTAGAGGCTAGGTGTGTGAATATGGATTTAACCAAGAAGCGGGAACACCTGCGTAAGGTTTTTGTAAGTTTGCTGTATGCGATTAATTATTGCGGGTTCACGGACGTTTAATGATTACGGATTATTGAAATCTTACTGCGATAGTTTCATTGAGAGGCATCGCGGAGTGCTGCAAGTTGAAATTGTTAGTGGTTGCGCCAACGGTGCCGATAAGCTAGGAGAGCGGTATGCAGATGATAGTGGATATGGTATTACAAGATTCCCCGCAGAATGGAAACTATACGGGAAGCAGGCGGGGTATATTAGGAATAAACAGATGGCGGAATACGCAACCCACTGTGTCTGCTTTTGGGATGGTCAAAGCAAGGGAACAAAAATGATGATTGATTTAGCTAGCCACTACCAATTAAAAACAGAAATTTGTACCTAAATTGCTAATGAAATAAATGTTTTTGATGCCCATTCGGGAAAGGAGTGGTTGGTGTTGCATCCCCGTAGCTTAATAGAAAGGAAAAGCAAAGAGGCTCATCACCTCTTATAGTTGCGTTGAAAGTGCGCCGGGGTAGCAAATAAGCGCCAATCACTTTACTATTTTCAGCCTTTTTTAAAAATAATTAAAGAAATATTTGGAAGTACCGGGCTAAGTACCTTACCTTAGTGTGAAATACCGTAACATTATGCCACAGATTTCAGCTAGCCTAACCAATAAGACAATCGACGAAATCAACAAATTAGCCGAAAAAGAGAGAAGAAGTTTCAGCGAAATGGTAAAGATTTTGCTCGAATCGGCTGTACATAAAAGCAAACCCGCTCATTCAAACAATCAAAAAATAAAAATCAAATCATGAAACAAGCAGAAAATGGTCTTGTCACAGAAACGACAGACCCCACAGTAAATAAGTCACCTAGATTGGGTGTTCCACACATCACCTATCCAAAGGAATTGAAAAAAGAAATCATCGCCCGCGTAAAAGACGGAGATGCCGTTGCAACACTTGCCTCATTATACAAGGTGACACCATCTAGTATTTATTTGTGGCTTGCAAAAGCAAAAGGATTCGGCAGGAAAAAAGGTGTGCGGAGGAATTACGCCAAGTTTGCCAACAACAATCATGCGCCACAGGGTCCAACAAAGCCAAAGGCGGCAGCACCAAGCGCAGCGCCGGCAAACAATACCATGTCGTATCTATCCGGGCTACCCGACAGGATTAAGTTGGCGCTAAGTAAAATCAACGAGGCCGCTGACATTCTTGCTAACCTTTAAACACAACCACAATGCCGGAAGATAAATCTTGGGACGTAATATTCGGTGACACGCTCACGAAAAGTTTAAACGAAGCAAAAAATGTCGGCATCGAACATTGCATTCGTGTCGTTAAGTCTCGCCTGCCTGTTCCAAAAGATGCGCAGGGATTATGTGTCACCGCCATCGCCTATGAACTAACTGAACTAATTATTGAACTTGAAAAACTTAAAACACCATGATAGATATAGCACTCATCCTAGGGGGGTCATTGCCAAAAGAAGCTATTATTGCGTCTCTTAAAGAAGCGATAGAAGAATACGATATTGCCAAATCAGACAGAGCGTTTCATAAAATTTGCAGCATGTGTATTCTTGCTCTCACAAAAGAGGTAATGGATGGTAAAAGCCCGAAGGAGATGGCCGATGCAATAGCTGATTACGAAAAAACAAGGGCTATTATTAGCAGACTGCATGAAGAAAGAACCACATCGTAAACAATTTTCATTAACTATTTAATAAATAAAAATGTCACAGGATAAGCGTATCGAATTAATCATTACAATGGAAGGTAGCAATATAGGGGTAGAAATAAATCAATTCAATTGTAGCAGTCATGAGGTACTTGGCGTACTAGAGATGGCAAAGGCTACAATACTTAATTCCCTTATCACGAATAGTAAGGTGGTTACCGGGGCGAACAAAACGGCCAAACAAAAAATTGCAGACCAACCATGAAAGTAAATGAAGCACATTTCGGCATATCAGTTGAGGTTTCCCCTTCCTATTGGGTAAGGGGAGGCTTCAAGGCCGAAGTAGAGGAAGGTGAAGACCCATTAAAGGTTATTGAGCAGCTAAAGGAACTTGTGTTCGCAGCGATACCTACGGCTCCTGAACCAACGGCGTACAATACAAAGGTGCAAATGTCATCTCCCGATACCGCAGACATGATTATCGAACAGATAAACAAATGTGTCGCCTTTGAAGGAGTTAATCAATTAAAAACATACCGCATCGTCGCTCCATCTGATGCCCGCATTCAGGAAGCATACAACAGAAGGTTGCGTGAACTCGAAAAAATAACACCATGAAAAACGACCAATTCGATAAATACGCAGAACAACAATTATTTAATCAGCCGCTACAATTACGGGCAGTTGAAAAACAAGATGAGTTAACGTTGCTACAAGAAAGATGGTCAGGATTAATTCGTCAGCATGGGTGGAAAATAGTGGCAGATGCTAACGCAAACAACATGACCAAACCAGACCTATTTGATATTGCCAATGAGATTGACGCATTTTTCACCGCATTAAAACTAAAAAAGTAGAAACAATGACAGCGGGGAGAGGCGAATATTTGATGTTAAAAGCTGAATTATTGGCTACGCTTGAAACGATATTGGTTTATTGCCCCCATTTTGAGGTGAGGCAACAGGCGTACGATAGGTTAATGTTTTTGTCCGGGGACGCAAAACTTCCATTTGAAACACCGTTCAGAATAAAAAAATTTCGTTACCCAACCAATAAAAGGCGATGATTAACTGGGATAATTTTAAATGCAGGTGTTCGGCCATCGCAAAATTGCTTACAACAGGCAGAGAAGGTCAGCAAATAACCGAAAAGCAACACGCTACCCTTAAAGATTTAGAGAAACGGCCAGCACTTAGCATTAAGCAAGCCGAAGAAGTAGCTAGGCTACAAACGTTACTAGCCAACAAGGATAAGGTGGTATTTGGTGACACCGCAATTGACTATCTCATGGAACATTACGCATGGGAGACGCAAGGTGCGGTGTCCGTGTTGAAGGAATTAGAGTTAGAGCAGACAAAAAAGGGCAACCTAGCAGAGCAGGATGCCATTAATTTGCTATCTATAGTCGAAGGAGTGGTGTACCGCAAATATGAGGGTGAGCGCATAACCAACGAATACCTTTCCGGCCTTCCCGATGTGTTCAAGGGAGCAGACATAATGGCCGCAGAGAAGATAACCGACATAAAAAACTCATTTGACTACCCGATTTTCCTGAAACAACTCAACAAGCCACTCGAAAATGGCTATGAGTTCCAACTAAAGGGCTATTGTGACATTACCGGGGCACCGGAGGCAGAGGTTGCACGATGTTTGGTCAGCATGCCGGAAATAATGCAGCTAGACTTCAGGCGAAGGCTGTCATATCAGTGGGGTTACGTCAGCGACGAGTCGCCGGAGTTCCTAAAACGGTGGGGGAAGATGCACAGGAGTATGAATTTCGACCATATCTCATGCTATCTGCGTGTTAATCGCATCAAAGTAGAGCCATTCACAGATTTTGAGCGCGAAAGAGTGTATGACCGGGTGAAGCAAGCGCGTGATTGGCTATGGAAGTTCGAGGAAAACTACAATAAACTCAATCAGTAAACACCTATACCACATATATTTTTATGAATAAACGTTTCCAAACATACTTTGGTGTTCCTATACCTCCATTCAAAGAACAAAAACTTGGTGCCGGTAGTGTCTGCATAAGATTTGTGCTCACAGGAAAAATCCCATCGAAAAAAAATAATCAAATGTCTGTTGTAGTAAGGAAGTATGCAAGGAATTGGGTCGCATATGCAAGGAAAGCTGGTAAAAGACCAACATGGGATATGGTAAATAAAGTAATAACGATGTGCAAATCAAAGGTTCGACCAAACAAAGAATATCAGAACTGGGTAGAGCGCATGAAGCCAGTATTACACGAACAATGTAAGTTTTGGGTAGATAACCTACAGTACCGTAACCTACTGTTCCCTCTAAAAAAATCCACACTATCACTTCGTCTATACTTCAAAGACAGATACAGAACAGATACAGTGAACAAACAACAATCAATTCAGGATTTACTCATTGCCGCTGGTATCATTGCAAACGATGACTACAATACACTCAACCCAATCCACTCCGCATCTGCATGTTACTATGAAGAGTTGATTCATGACATAGCCTTCATCAGCCTTTCATTCAGGTTAGATTAATATATCTACCATAGGTGTTTAGTGCCTTTAGCCCCACCGGGGCTTTCCGCGTTCCCAAAAGTCGGATTTGTATTACATAATAAACAGTTGTAATGTATTGATAATCAGTCGAATATAAGTAGCTGAGAATCAATGAACTATCTTCAAACT